ATCGGCAATATAATACTTGTTACCAGTACCATATCCGTTTGTACCAGGGGCAACTGTGACTACATAGGTTGTTCCGGTAAATACTATCCCACCGGTCAAATTTTCATCAACATCAGTTAGATCAGTTAAGTCCACTGGCACATCACTCATTCTTGCCATTGGAATGCCGCCTGCAGTAGTACCATCATGTAATACTATTCTGTTATTTGTTGTATCAAATGTCACTTCAGCCATTTCACCTGTAAAGGCCTCATGTTCTGTCGCAGTTCCTTGACGTAATTTTACTGATTTTGCCATCTACTTTGCTCCTAAATTGTTACATGTATTTATATTTTTAAGAATTAAAAAAATCGCCCAGAATTAAAAAAAGCGTCCTTTGGGCGCTTTTTAGTTGTTATAGAACCTAAGAGAATAAGGTCATTCTTTTTTGATAGCTATGTAAATATACTTTGCACCAGATACGTTTTCGTATCCCCCTCCCGCACCGGTGGACCACCCAGCACTATTTACTTGCGCCCAATTTGCGTTAACGAAGAATTGCTCTGTGCCGAACAGTGTTGGATATAATGTTGCGGCTGTGCCAGAAACAGTCATTCCTCGAGTCGTATCGTGGATCTTCCAGTGGTCATACTGGCCGCCGGTATTTATTCTCTTTGTCATTATGAATTGGGCCTCAAAACCAATATCGATGGTTCTAAGGGCGGTGTCATCGCCTGTATACACACCACATTTAATGATGTCTTGATCAGCATTTGTACCAAATATCCCATCTCCATCATTGTCTGCAAATAAATATGCAACATATGTTTTTCCATTGCCGTTTGTAGGTGGGGTAGCAAACGGATGACTTGCACTAGAAACATAAAAATGTGTGCTACTAGGTCCACTAGCGTGAAAGACGTTGTTTAACTCTTCATTAGTAGAGTTACTCAAAGTGATGTTGTGTGAGTTTGAAGTAAGGTCTTTGTGCCATACCCACCACTGGTCTTCAATAGAGGCGCTGTCGCTGGTACACTTGACCATAATGCAACCCACATCATGATTTAGGTCGTGGGGAAGGCTACGGCTATTAGTTCCGTCTCCGGTCCAAGTTTGAATGTCAAAGAACGATGCTTGTTTTTTAAATGACCAAGCCACATAATCATTGCCAGAGGTATTGATTGTAGCGTGATTACCTATAGTAAATCCATTTGCATTAAAAGCAGTTAGACCCGTAGAATTAGTTGCCTCAGAAGTATTCGGAGACCCTGTTGCGAGTGACTTAGTTGCACCACGATTTGTGTCATAAATTTGGTGTTCTTGGGCTGCACTTTGTGATTTTAGCCAAACCATACCACCATCAGTTGCCATATCAAGGTCATTTACAACCGATCTTGCACCGCCTGAGCTTGTATAAGTAGAAATGTTAAATACATCCGCAACATCAACTGGGTCAGGGGCAACCTTTCTTGTTGGCGGAGTAAAGCCTGGTGGTGTTGCAAGAAGGTCTGGATTATGTATTCCACCACCAGTATAAACTTCTATATCAGTGATCCAAGAGCTAACGCTTCCAATACGTAGGTTCGCCTTGTTTGTAAGTCCGGATAAATCGCTTGCGCTTTCATTTACAACGACTACACCATTTATATAAACAACTTGTCGCCCATTTGACTGTAGTTCTTCTGCAATATGAAGCCAGCCTTGATCTGGGAAACTCGTACTACCATTAGAAGTATGTCCAAAATAGCCATAAGCACCATTGCCAGCCCAAGCCAGTGAATGGACTGCATAAGCTAGACTTATGCTATAAGAATGTGCCTGACTACTGCCAGCCTCTACACTATGTAACGCTTCCCACATTGGGGGTTGATTCGCATCAAACTTTATCCAATATTGAGTAGTCATTCCGTCACTAAGATCATCAGTTGACCAAATATGTAATGGTCTAGTGGTGGGATCATTCACTAAGTTTGGATTGTTGCGTAAGGCATACGATCCGTCCTCAAGTGCCCAGGTATTTCCCCTACCGCTCGGGTGGTTCAATGCGACATACGAAGCAGAACCTGTATCTAATTTAGAGTCACTGACAGCTACAAATGACTGACTATCTCCACTCAATGACCACATCGGAGTTCCTGCAGGCGCTGGACCAGCGCCGACATCCGCTGCAGTGTAACGATCTTTCAATGCGTTGTAGTTTTGTAATACCTCTGCTTGGCTTAGCATTTTGCTATATAACGTTAGATCAGAAATATATCCTTTAAAATATTCTTGGGTACCAGGCGCTGGCTGGGAGCCAATACGAATTGATGATCCGGGCGTCACTGTAGATGTATTCAGATTAGTAGAGGTAGCTACCTGTATTCCATTAATATACAGTTTCATGGTATTACCCTGTCGTGTTCCTGTCATCATTTGCCAATCAGAAGTTGCTGTAGTATTTGACTGTAAATCTACTTTGTAACTGTTATTATCAATCTGCCATGATCCTTTACCGCTGGAATCGCTGGAATAATCCAGTCCAAGACCCCACCATTCACCTGAAGTTCCTGAAGTATAACTGTTCATAATCCAACCCCAGGTGGGCGAAGATCCTTCTTCAGGTTTAAACCAAGCTGATGCAGACCAATCATCGATACTAGGATTATAACTTGTTGACATGTACTGGGTATTACCATCAAAATAGAACGAACCACCACCTTCAGTAGAATAAGTTGGAGCGTTTACTAAAGTAGCGTCTTGATTACCAACAAGGTCTGCCCATGTTGTTCCAGTACCAGAGTAGCTCAATGCATTCGCTGCATCTAAATGCCAAACCAATGAACTTGTTACGATTGATTCTGTTGCTGCAGGCGCTGGAGCAACGCCCATGCCACTGTGATTTGCGCAATAATAGTATAGCGTAGGTGCACCAACTTCTACTGTAATTTCTGTGTATGCGCCGGTTTGCCCTGGAACCCCATTATAAGTAACACCTGTTGTATATTCAGTACCGCCATCATGTGTGCCGTTTGCAGTTGTGCTAAACTTGAGTAGGTGTGGGGTATTTGTACTGTCACTTTGATCAAATCTGTAAGTTTCGCCTTCAGTTAATGTAACTGTTGGACTGGCGCCTGTCAAATCAGTAATATAATATTTGTTACCAGTACTATATGTATTTGTGCCACTAGCAACTGTGACTACGTAGGTTGTTCCGGTAAATACTATCCCACCGGTCAAATTATCATCAACATCAGTTAGATCGGTTAAATCAACTGGCACATCACTTAATTTTGCCATTGGGATACCACCTGCAGTAGTACCATCATGTAATATTATTGTATTGTTTGTTGTATCAAATGTCACTTCAGCCATTTCACCTGTAAAGGCCTCATGTTCTGTCGCAGTTCCTTGACGTAATTTTACTGATTTTGCCATCTATTATTCTCCAAATAAAATATATATAAATTGGTTATTTACATCTATTTATCTATCACTTTCAGAAAAAAATAGTGCAAGTTTATCATATCCTCCGATATACTTGTTATTCAGCCATATTTGTGGAACAGTGCGAGGAACTACATTTTCAAGTGCTGCTGCTTCCAATAACTCAGTTTTTTTATCAGGTTGGTTAGACATATTGTATTCAACATAACTAATGCCTTTTTGGTCTAATAGATTTTTTGCTGCTACACAAAACCCACACCCATCTTTACTATATATTACTGCATTCATTTAATTCTCCTTTTATTTTATTTTATGAATATACATATACATTTTTACATAATATTCAAATGTTTTTGGATATGTTTCTGGATCTGGTAGTAGACCTTCAAAATATTCTATAAAATCTTTTATTTGTTCATCAGTCATTATTTGCGCCACATACGAGTTTTCTTAATCCACTGGAACTAAATCGGTGGTCTCGCTCATTGAAATATATTTCAATATCTCTTTTTTTACAAATATCTCTACCTGTGAAATCTTTATCACGATATTCTACTCCCAGAATACGTATATCAATGTGCATACCACTAAGAATATCTTCCAAATCTTGCTCAGTCGTATATGGAATAATTTCGTCTACGTATTTACACGCACGTAATTGTAGATATCGTTCTACTACAGTCTGTACTGGTTTATTCTTTGTTGGTCTATCCTGTGACGGATCAGTTTGTAATCCGACAATAAGATAATCACAATGTAATTTTGCTTCTTCTAGCATAAGAGTATGACCTGCGTGAAGTAAATCGAAGGCAGATGCTGTAAAACCTATCATTATTATAACCTCATTAAAAAATCTGCTGCATCTATTTCATTTCTGAAATTAATAGTTGCAGTACTAATATATTTGTCTATATGACAAGAAAAGTCTCTCGATTCATACCGAGAGACTAGATCATTTCGTAGTTCTGTATCACTAGCACCATCATACATAACAACTACTGCATACGGTAGTTTTACATCTTTAGTCGTTAATGATTTTACTAATTTTATTCTAAGCATATTTCGTTCATGCCAGTCATGACTTCCAAACAAGTTTGGTCTAAATTAAATTCTAAAATTGAAGTCCACATCATTGGTAAAAATGCTGCTGTAATTATTGTTATAATAACACCAGATATAGTTAGAATCATATCTTCTGGATTTTTAGGCAATGATACTATCATCATTATCACTGCAATAATCATAATTACTAAACAAATAGTAAGTAACATTGTCAACCATACCATGAATGTTTCTTGCATTATTAATTACCTATAGTTTAGTAGTCGAGTTTGCATATACCGAATTGAATTGATTATTTACTCTAACAAATGTTGTACACTTTGTCAACTGTTTTAATTTTTCAGCACCTGCATAAGTACAAGTTGATCTAACACCACCTAATATTTCCTGTATAGTAATATTAACTTCTCCACGAAACGGTACTAGAACTTCACGGCCTTCACTACTGCGATAGTCTTTTAGTCCACCAAAATGCTTTGTGTTTGCTGCATCGCTACTCATACCATAGAATTTAATAAACTTTTTTTCTTCTATCTTACGTACACGATTATTTAAATGATTGCCTACTTCATATTCTAATTGATTTGTTTCATAATATCTTGTAATAACATCACCACCGCCTTCAATGTGACCAGCAAGCATACCGCCAAGCATCACAAAGTCCGCTCCACCTGCAAATGCTTTTGCTACATCACCAGGACAAGTGCAGCCACCATCCGCAATGATATGGCCACCAAGACCATGAGCAGCATCAGCGCACTCAATAACAGCGGAAAGCTGAGGGTAACCAACACCAGTTTGGATCCGTGTTGTACAAACACTTCCAGGGCCGATGCCCACTTTAACAATATCTGCGCCATTTAGTATCAACTCCTGTGTTTGATCCGCAGTAACAACGTTTCCAGCAATGATTGTTATCCTAGGATACATCATACGAAAATCAGCAACAAAATTAGTAAAGCGTTCACTATACCCATTCGCTACATCAATACATACATAATTTAATTCAGCGTATTTACTTACCTCTTTGAATTTTTTTAGGTCATGTTCGCCAATACCAATACTCATTGCTATGTTTTTTTTGTAGTCTGTATTTGAGTTGAAGAACTCGATTAATTCTTCAGAAGTATATGTTTTTACTAGGCACGTAAAGATATTTTGTTCTGCTAGTGTTGACGCCATAGCAAATGTTCCAACACCATCCATATTGGCTGCCATAATAGGTAACCCACTATAATCAATGGTGCTGTTTCTAAATGTAAACTGTCTATTCAAGTCTACATCTTTACGAGATCCTAATGTACTGCGTTTAGGACGAATTAACACATCACTATAATCTAGTAATACTTCATTCTCAATGCGCATTATATGGTTGCCTCTACTTCTTCGACTTGACCATGTTCATTACACTCAACAACAGTAACTGGACAATGAATTTCAATGAAGTTATCAATGAATTCCCATCCAAGTGCTTCTACACCTTCTTCATATTCTTCGTTATATGCTTCTTCAATTTCTTCCATCATTTCGTCAGTATCAGAAAGTTTAGGACCACCTGTTCTGATATCCCAGTCTTCCCAACATCCATCCCAACATTCAAGCATTTCTGCATCGTAGTCTTCTGTCAGGTCAACGAAAGCGTCTTCAGTGCTTGGTAGAAGATGTTCTTCAAGTGATGGCGATTGAGTAATAATATCATCATCTCCCCAATAGTCAGCGAGATAATGTGCTACGCTCTCATATTCACCACGTTCTTTTAGGAACTCTGTGATTTCTTCTTCCGTATCTGGAACTGAAATCATGAATGATCCCCAACGCCATCCTAATTCTTTACGCAGATACGCAAACTTGCCCTTGTGTTCGTCATTGCCAGTTAGTTCTTCTAATGGACGACGAAAAGTTGTTAGTTCAACTACAGACTTTTTGTAAGTTGGTTCAATTCTATAATGTTTCATTTAGTTTCCTTTGTAAATTATATATTGTTCCCCAGGCAAAGTCTTACCGGTAAGGATCTCTGCCTGGGGTTATGAAACAGTGTTATGAATTTTGAGTCTGCCCCATAACATCTTTAAACTCAGTGATGATTTCACTGTCTACAAGTTCAGAACGATATAGCGCATATCGTTTTGTATTGCCGTTATATACGCCTACCTCGGTTACATCACCTCGGTCGTTTGTTGACATCATGCCGTAAAGTTTATCACGGCCTCTCAAATTTTTCACCAAACGAACTGCTTCTTCCATAGAAGGTGTCATTCGTCGCGGTGATCGTTTGCCCTTATAATTATTAGTGCGGGCATTTGGTTGATTTGTCATTTATACATTCCTCTTATGACAAGTTACATTTAAGTTTAACAATATTATTATTGCATATATTGTAGGAGAAGTCAAGAACTATTTTTAGTTCCAACGATAAAAAATATGTGATCCAATACGTCCAATCAAATCCATACCACGGTCACTGCGCCATGCAGGTTTAACATAGGTAGCGTGATAATGTGTGGCACCTTCTGTAATACCACGAAAACGTTCATCGTGCATCATTTCCCATGCAACCATTTGTGCACGAACCCAATTTTCAGAACCTTCTGGCACTTTATCTGATTTGCCGTCACAATACCAAGAGAACTGACACCGATTTCGGCGCATATTACCATTGCTATCTTTTTGTCCATCATAAACCACTTCACACACAGTACTAGGATAATGCGAGTGTAATACTCGATTTAATACTACATCTGCAACTGCAGCCATACCAGCGTGATTATCTATGCCACTTTCAAAGAAAATATTCTGTGCCATACAAAACTCTTGCTTATATTTTTCAGGAGAATACAGAAAAAATTCCTTATCTTTACGTGAGTTGTAATCGGATGCTGCAGCCAATACTACAGTATTTTCTATTGTTTGCTCAATGGTTTGAGCAATAGTAGTTTCATTTTTTACACTTGCCTGTGGTGTTGTTACACTTACAAGTGTTGCTATGATTGCTACATTTACTGAGTATGCTATTACATTATTCAGTTTCATTTTATACCTGCTCGGTTGTTTCTGTTATATAAGTTTTATATAGTGATTCGTTTTAAATGTCAACCATTATTTTACATATATTTTTAAAACTTCATATTCAATAACATCATCACCACGAATTAGTTCAGCAACATCGCCTACTCTCAGTCCTAATAGTTCCTTACCAAGTGGAGATTTAAAACTAATGCTACCCTGTCCTGGATTACTTTCAGTTTCACCAAGTATTGTATATGTTACAATTTTATCAACAAAATAGTTTTCTAGTTCGACTGTGACGCCAGGAATAATTTTCTCATATGTGCCAGGTTTGGGAATTTCTAGTATTGTGCTTTTTTCAATGATTGATTGTAGCCTAGAGATTTCGATATCAACCCGGTTCATTTCATCCAATGACATATGTAATTCTTCATTTTCTTCAACGCCGCCATTTTCCCGGGCAGCCGAAAGCTGTTCTGCAATGATGGGTTTCTTTTTATTTAAAATTATAATTTTGTTTTCTAGATCAGTACGACCATTTTTAGTTAATAAGTCCATATTTTTATTATATTCCTGATCATTATTATTGTCGGTATATTTATCGTTTTGTGCCGTTTTAAAGCCAGTAACAATCATAGTAGTTCCTCTAGTTTAATGCTTTTTCTAATTTCTTCAAAATGTTTATAAAAGGTGTTTAGATCCCCATTACTTTTTTCATACGATTTTGTCTGACTTTCAAGTATTGCTGTCTCATATAACATTGTGAGTATTACCATATCATCAGCAAGATTCTTTTCACTTGGGTCATCACCCGAAGAATATAAATCTCCGACTAAAAAGGTTGCCATACGTGATGCAGGTGAATTATCTAGAATATATTCTAATTCATCGGGAATGCTTGTTGGCCATGGAACATCAATTGATTTATTTTGACCAATTGAAAAATCATATGTTTCATTTATGATATCGTCCAAGTTTTTCCAAAAATCTTCTTCTAACATTTCATTGTTTTTTGCTTTAACAATATCGCTGAAATTAATAATGTTATCAGTCATTGTATTCTACCACCTTAGTATTTTTTTGTTTCCATATAGATGCGAATTGTTCAGCATCTTTTATATTATCAAATATCTTAACTGTCAAATCCCAACAGTTCTCACTGTTATCTTCAGTTATATAAATCCAATCATCTTCTGCTAACTCTAATTTAACTGCATATTTCATCGTTTATTCTTTGTTTCTTGATTAATTCTAAAGTTAGTATAACTGGTATTCCATAGATTTAATATAAAGTATATACTCAATCCACCTACCACTGACATAAGAATATTTCCAGTAAGTAATAGTCTAATGTTCATAAAAATAAAATCAGCAGCAAGAAATGCTACTGGATAATCATACCATCTAATCATCTAAACTTCCTATCTATCCATTTCTTTCCGACATATAATATCGCAATTACAAAGACAATAACACCTAGTAAAATGCTTTCTAATATTATATCACCTTGGCTACTATCAATTTCAATACCGTCAGTTGTCACTGCTATTCTACAATCTTCGCAAGTATTATTCATCGGCGCATACTTGCAATATCTTTTGCATCTTCTTTTTTATCTGCAAAGATAGGAACCATATTTGATTTGTGCATTGTAGCAATTCCAAGTAGTTGTCGTTCACCACTGTAGGTATGTGATTCTTTTGCAGGACCGTGTGATGCAATTTTGTTACTCAGTTCAACATTTGGCTTGTTCTCTGTATAATCAGGAATATGGCTCATGTGCTTGCGCTTGCCATATTTGTCATACAATTTCCCATCAAGTTGATCTTGACTTACACCCATCTTGCGCATAAACTTTTCGTGTTCTACTTCGGCTGCTATAAGTTTCTTTGATTTTTTCTTGACTTTGCGCTTACGTGTGTTTGTAGTATTGTAAGCATGTCCCATTAATTGCATTGTCATTATTATGCTCCGTAGTAAATTTGACTGTTGCCGTTAATGTATCATAACTGATTCTGATTGTCAAGAGTTAATTTTTAAAATACGTGCAGTTAATTTGAGTTAACTACCACTAAATACTGTTGAGAGAATAAAAATGAGAGAAACTAGTAATTACTAGGAGAGGGTAATGATTGATCCAGTAACCGCCATTGGCTTGGCGACTACTGCTTTTAATGGTATTAAAAAAGCTATTGAAACAGGGAAAGAAATATCTGATATGGGGACGCAACTTGGGCAATGGGCAAAGGCCAAGTCCGACTTAGATTTTGCACACCAAAAAGCAAAAAACCCCCCACTATTCAAAAAAGTGCTTAGTTCTAATATAGAACAAGATGCCTTGGAAGCATGGGCACATAAGAAAAAGGCAGAAGAAATGCGTGAGGAATTACGGCAGTATATTTCTCTATATTATGGGCCATCGGCTTGGGATGAAATAGTAACTATAGAATCTAAAATGCGCAAACAACGTAAAGAAATGGTTTATGCTGCTGAAGAACGTAAAGAAATGATTTTTGCTTGGATCATAGGTGGTGGTATTTTTATATTCGCTGCTATTATTTTTGCTATCGGTGTATCATACATTACCTGATAAACTTACTTACAAAGTCCTGCAATCATTTGATAATGATTCCATGCTTGCTTTACTGATGGTAAGTTTTCTAAATCATCAACTGGGACTGCACAATCTAACCAAACATACGGAACTATTGGGAAACTATCGATTGATCCTGAAGCACGTGGCATATGCAACTTTCCCAAATCATCTAATGTTATAACTAATTTTCTAAATTCATTTGGTAATTTGTCATATATATTACGTGATCCCTTGATACCATCTAAAAAAGAATGCCAAGCACGATCCCATTCACTTGTCTTTCTGGGATCAAATCTATATATCCTAACCATAATAACTAATACTTCGTCTGGCGTAACACGACCCTCGTATAAGTCAATTAGACATTGACTAAAATTCATTCCTATTTTCATTTACATAATCCTGCTAACAACTGGTAATGATCCCACGCTAGTTTCACTGCAGGTTCCATATCTTTTTCTCTTAAATTTATCTGATACCAATGAGCAGATGATGCCATAGTCTGAATTTCTATCGCTCTACTAGGATTAACTTTATCTCTTGTAACAATAGTTCCGTTATCTTTTAACTCAACAATTAAATTATACACAGTATCATAATCGAACAAGTGCAATAAATTTTTACCTTGACTCCAGTGTACTGTCATTGGATCTAATTGATTATTCCACCAATTTTCTGCCATACTTGAGTTAGAGAAATTAATATTATAAGTTATAATTGAAAACACTTCGGAGATATCTACTTTTTCACAAAGTAAATCACTCACGCAAAATTCAAGATTTGTACCCAATATCATCTTGTCAATTGTAACTCACTGTAAACTTCTTGGATGCACATACTTTGTACTCTGCAATCTTCTAGTGCATTATGTGCTGCAAACTTAAACTTTTTACGAGGGTCTTCAGGCATTAAACCAAATAAGGTTCTACTATCTCGTATGTTCCAGAATACCCAATTAAAGTGGGCATCATATTGCCTATATAAGTTTTCTAATATACATATATCAAAGACAGGGCCTTGACACCAAATTTTATCTGCACCAGTTAACCATTTATTTAACTCTTTTAGTGTGGTTTCAACACTTGTACGATTGTGATCGCCCAATGCTTCATCAACAATTTCATCGGGCTGTGTTCCCCACCACTGTAAAGTGTCAGATTCTATATCTCTGCCTTTAGAAGTTTGGTCTTCTATTTCTAACCTATAGTAAAACTCACTATGTGGATCTACTTTTGTAAATGGATCAAATTTGATACCACCGATAGTTAACACAACCGCATCTGGCTTTGTACTCAATGTTTCAATATCAATCGTTGCGTGTGTGGTCATCTATACCTCTTAGTGTGTTATTCGTTTTTATAACTTGTCTTATGATATCACTGTCCGAAAATTCTAAAAATGCTTCTGTATCTTTGGGAAAACAATGTCCGCCGTATCCTAATCCACCTTCATCATTTGGTGCACTCATATGTGATGGACCAATATTTTCAAATTTGCTTAGAATACTTATCATACTTGAATGGTCATATATATCATTTAGTTGATTATATATTTCATGGAAGAACGCAACCTTTAAAGCAAGCCAATTATTGTGAACATATTTCACCATACTAGCAGTGCTACGATCTGTATATATAAATTCTGCATTAGGAAGATAATTAAAAACTTGTTCCCATTTGTAGCATTGCATTTGATTGCCGCCAAGAATAAAATGAGTTTGGTTATCAAAGTCTTGTTGCGCAGAATTTGCTCTTATAAATTCTGGATTATATGTTACATTTTTCCCATATGTGTTTAACATTGATGGTATCACGGTAGACTTTAGAAGCACAGAGAGGTCCCCTAATTGCGCTAGTACTGAAAGTATCATACTATCATCACACTTACCGTTAACAGTTGGCGTAGGCAAGCATACAATCGCTCCGCTTGCTTGTTCTAAATAATCTTCTATTTTATTATCATTGTATTTGGGATCAATACGAATGACATTGGTGCCATTATCTTCCAAACTTTTTGCTACTACTTCACCTACATAACCACATCCAACAATGAGTATCATTTATCATCCTCTTTTAACTCTTGCAATGTTTTCTTTTCTCTAATTGCATCCTGCAAGTCTAAGACTTGTTCATTCTCTATCATTTTTATAATAGTATTTGTTGTGCCAATCTCTTGCTGAACCATGCCCAACTTGAACATTAATTTTTCTAATTCTAACTGATAAAATTCAAGTTCTTTTTCTTTTAGAGCACGTTTTTCATAAATGTCTGCCAAATTAATAATTAATTTTGGTGTGGGTATTTCTATTTCTGTTTCAGGTTGTATTATTTTCTTCATAATGAATTACTCCTATTACTATTAGTAATTATCATTTTTTTAAAATAGCCCACATCTCCTCAATTTTATGATTTTTAATATATTCATCTTCATTGGCATATGTGCTTGTTTGTTTTAATTTTTCTTCAACATACCATAAAATTTGATATAATTCTTTTTTGGCATGCCAACAATTGTATCCATCCATAGCGTGGTTACTTTCTTGAAATGCAATCTTATCTATTTCATTCTTAATACACTGTAAATCCCAATCCGTAATCACAGTCTAGACCACACATCAACATACACACCATCTTTATGTCCACTTTCAGTCAATGTGAAATTCTCTTCAATCAACGTGCTGGGCAAAAAGGTATCACAATCATATGATCCACGAATGCGGCTCAAATGAAATTCATCAATAATTGAAAATAATCCCATAACTAATTTTGCACCACCTATGATCCAAACATCCTGCAGTTTATTCATGTTGGTAAGTTCAGTTGCAGCTTTATCAAACTTAATATAATGATATCCGCCCTTATCTTTGTCCTGTTCACTACTGGTAACGACAATATTATTACGATTGGGCAATGGCTTTATGGGCAAACTATCCCATGTACTTTTTCCCATCGCTATAACGCAACCAGTTGTAGTATCTTTAAACCACTTCATATCAGCAGAATTATGTGGCCACGGAAGCCCACCATCTTTGCCGATACCCCAATTTTCATCGCATGCTAGTATTACTCTAATCAATGATACGTTCTCCCTTTAATAATACCCAATTGGTTTTGTCTAAAATCTGTTACTAATTTTAATACAGCATCTATCTGGTTTGGTAATTCATCACTATCTTCTAAATGATATGGAAGTTGAATACATCTTATGTCACCATCAATATCAAATATAAATGCATAGTCAGTAGAATCTAAATCACTCTCTTCAGCCAACCGTGTAATTTTATATTCCTTCAGCATGTTTTTGTTTTTACTCATTGATTAAACTACTCCAGAGTTTTAATTTATTTCGCTTAACTTCTATTCTATCACGTAAATCGGCATCTGTCAATAGTCCATGTTCTACCATTAATTCAATCATACATAAAACATCGCCTGCCTCTTCTATAAGTTTATGATCCCATTTTTCATTAACTTCTTTTTTGTCACTATACTTACGAATGTGCTTCATACACACTTGTGTTAGTTCCCCACATTCTTCTGAGGTAATAGCCATTAACTGTTGATATGTATTTATTGGTGTATTATTCATCCGAATATTGCCAGAACTATAATAATTAATAAAATCCATCCCAACAAATTTTCTCCATCAACAAGACCTTTCTTTTTAGCACAATTATAACAGTATCTATATTTCTTTGGTGTTTTATTACTGCAAAAAAATGCATCACACGTTTTTTTACTCATTTGTATGCCTTTCCAAATCCTTCTACATATAATCTATGGGTTTCAATAAACTTCCATACATTGAAATCATTGAATTTTCCATACATTCTCGCACCACGATCTCTACGTTCAAATGCAGATAATATATCATCTGATTTGTTGTCGTATAGTTCTAGTTTACCAGATAAGGTAACACGTGCATTATTCATTTCAGTTTTATGTCTATTTTCTCCAGCGAAATAAAGTGAAACATTCTCACTGATAGTTTTAATATTAGTGGTGTGTTGACTCAAATCACTTAGCAACAAATATATATTATCATCATCTAATAATACTGGCGTAACTTTTGATATCTCTGGAAACTTTTTACCAGTTGTGGCCATGGCAGCTTGTTGATAGTATACTAGTAAGTTCGCCACCTCGTCCTTAACTGTTTCAATATCATGATACATCAGTTTGTCTTCGTTTTCCATCGCTTACACCAGTTCCTACTACCTTTTTACTTCCACAATTCTTACAATAACTTATATTAACAACAAAATTTAACCCATCAGCATTGATTATCTGGCAGGTTTTGCTTAATTCTAAATTCATACAACAATGCATAATACTCATTTTGTTATGAACATTCCCTCACTTTTATTTAAAGCAAGTAAAAATTCACTGAACATTTTTTGATTTATACAAATAGTCCAATGTCTATTTTCAGATTCAACCCATTGAGAAAAATATATACCATCACTTGCAAATCTAATAATAAAATCATCGACATTATTATTTTCATCCATAATTGTTACTTTAGATAGATCAAATTCATGTTCTACTGTAAACATTATCGTGTTTCCTCCTCAAATGGAATACTTGCTAAATTTTTTGCTTTTGCTTCTACCATGATATCAAAGTCATTGCGGAAACTACCAGCCCATTCATTAACTGCTGAATTCCACATATAATCACTGTGCGCCCTAAGTTTGCCTTTCTTATGTCCAGTTTCAATTAGTTGTTGGAAATCTGGCTTTACATCTGTTTTATGACCAATAAGATAATCCTCACGACTACAACTGTAATGCATTGCAGGACGAACTCCGCGCCAACTGTCAATAACACGTTTGACACGGTCATCATTTGCTTCTATATACTCGCCTTCGCGGCACCAATGATGATGAATATCTAGGACAAGAGCAACATCTTTTTCTAGTTCTAAGCTATCACTGATACCCCATTTGTTTTCGTCATTTTCGATGGTAATGCAGTTCCTTGCCTCTTGTGAGAGTTGGGGTAGGATGGCTTTGATACCGGCTGGACCTTGTCTGCCGGAGATGTGGACATTGATTTTGAAATCCTGAAATTGCTTACCATAGCCCATGTACCGTGCGATATCTGCATGATATTCAAACTCCTCTACTGAACGCTGAACAATGTCAGGATTGTCACTTGCAAGAACACAGAATTGTCCAGGATGCATTGACATTCTAACATTGTTCAAACGTGCTTTATCACCGATATTACTTAGCTTAGTTGCAATCATATCTGTGATATAGTTTGTTTTTGTAAGATGCCCAAAGTTTGCTTCTGTGTAAGCCGGTAGCATATCACTGCCAATACGAAGCATACGTTGTGATAGAGGAAGAGTAGAAACGTAATCAATCAAACGCTCAGTTGCATTCAGATTATGTTCAACAATATCATATACACGGTCTTGTGCTTCTTCTTGGTGTTCACGCATCCACCTGATAGTAGTACCACGATAGTTCAGTGGACCTTCTATCTCTTTGAGCATCTTGGGCTTTAGCGTTCTATCATTATGCATGAATTTACACGCAAAGCCAACTCTTTTAATCGTCATAGTGAAGCCTTTTCATCTGTGTGAATAAATCGAATCATAGCTTCAACATACATCATTTCAGCAGGGACTACAACCGTTTTATTTATAGGAGGGTTAAACCAATGGGTGTGATAAGATTGAAATCTTTCATTACGCTTTAACCCTTTTAAAACTTTGCCACGAATAGTCCATTTTCGTTTACCACACTCTTGATTTAATAGTTTTACAATACCGTAGAATTGTGCTCGACTTGTAAAACCAAATTCAAATTCATATGTCATAGTTCACCTTTAAGTTCTATAGAAATATTATAAATGATAAATACTTTAAAGTCAAGAAAAAACTTAAAGGAATTCAAAAATGTCAAACATGAAAAATTGGAAAAACATTGTCCAATCTGCCAATCTAAGAGAATCAGATTCTGAGGACGTAAATTATACAGATCATGAAGTTTCTATGGCAAAATCTCAATTGTTGAGTAGTGTAAAAAGTTCAACACGAATTGCTAAACACCTGTCAGACAAATCTGAAGATGAAGGTATTCCAGGATGGGTAGCAAGTAAATTAACAGTAGCAGAAGATTATTTACAAGCAGTTGCAGACTACATGGATGGCGAAGAATTACAAGAAGGCTATAAAGTTATGCCTCCAATGGATCCTAAGTATGTAGAGCGTAAAGGACTAGAAGGTCCATTCACTACACTAAGCGGTAAAGTAGTTTATTATGATCCAAAGGAAGGTTCATACTACGATCCTGATACTGATATGTATATATCATATGACGAATTCCAAGACTATGATAAAGATTATTCCGGTATGAAGAATGATAATAACGAAGTTGAAGAAGGTAATGAATTTAGTGGCGCACTAGCAAATGCTAAAAAATCTGGCAAAAAAGAATTTAACGTTGGTGGAAAAACATACAAAGTAAAAGAAGTAGTTGAGGCAGAGGCAGAAAATGATACAAAATATGGTATTGTACGCTACCCAGATACAGCAATCTCATATATCAAAAATGATGGCAATGGCTGGGAACACATCTTTGATAAGTCATACGGCTTTGAAGGTCCTGTAGATAAAGAAGATTTACAGTACGCAAAGAAGATTGCAAAAGAAAAGATTCCATCACGTATGTTTGAAGCAACAGACACATGTGAATGCGGATGTAACTGTGGTAAAGACGTATGTGAATCATGCGGCAAGAAACATAGTGTAAAAGAAGATACAGTTAAGTATGAAGACCACGAGGATGACCGTGTAATACTAACAGTAGAAAAAGACAAACTACTATACAATGGTAACCCAATTCAGAATTATGACTGGAACTCATCAGCAAAGCATATTATTTCTGATAAGTTTTATGGTCGTGCTAAATCATGGAAAGAAGTACATCAGTATCTAGTAAGATTTTTAGACAACCCAAAGGGTTTGCAATCTGCTGTTCGTCAAGTATTCAATACAAATGACGAAGGTATCCAAGTAAATGAAACTGTAATGTTTTCAGAAGCACAGTTCGATGAAGCGGCAGGCGAAAAAGATGCTTGCTATCGTAAAGTAAAATCACGTTACAAAGTATGGCCTTCAGCGTATGCATCGGGTGCATTAGTTAAGTGTCGCAAAGTTGGTGCCGCCAATTGGGGAAATTCAAAGAAATGAAGATCCGTGAAATCATTATAGAGTCTAAAGAGATTCGTACTCAAAAGCGTGACAATGGATTTACCATTGATTTGTATGATAACGGCAAGCATGTTGGACAATATACACATGCACGTGAAGATGATATTGTTCGCAATCAAGCAGAGATTTTTCCTGAGTATCGCAACAAAGGTTACGGCACAATGCTATTACTTGCCGCAATAAAAACAGCAAACGATTTAGGTTTAGATTTTGAAGAAGATACACAAAGCCTAACACCTGCAATGAGTAGAATATATGACGAACTAGATGATAGTGGAATGATTTATGGCGGCCGTGGTGCATGGGCTATTAGTCCAAGTGGCGAAGTTGAACTTGAAGATTTTTTAACCGAAGACTTACGTGCTTGGTTTGGCAAAGGTAAAAAGTAATGCTTATTAAAGAAATTATCACTGAAGCAAGAGCTACACTTTACCACGCTACATACAAACCGTTCCTAGAAAGTATTATGAAGAACGGGCTTGGTGGTAGTGGTGCTCAAACACAATGGGAAGATAGTAAGCCTGGTTATGTATACCTTGCTAAAGATCCTGAAGTTGCTCGTAGTCATGCTGAAGCAAACGAAGAAGTGCCAGACGAATACATTGACGACATTGTTGTGTTGAGTATTGATACTAGTCAACTTGACCAGAACAATCTAGAAGATGATCCAAATGTGATGGATGACGACAGTACATTAGCATACAAAGGCGTTATCCCTACAAGTGCTTTTGTTATCAATGAAGACTTACGTGCATGGTTTGGCAAAGGCAAAAAAGGCGGTGCTGGCGGAGGTGGCTGGGATCGTTACAATACCAAAGGCGAACGTATTGGAAAATGTGGTGATGCAAAGGATGGCGAAGGTAAGCCCAAGTGTTTATCTAAATCACGTGCTGCATCTCTGCGTGCAAGCGGTGGTAAGAAAGCAATTGCTAATGCAGTGAAACGTAAAAAAGCAAATGACCCAAATCCTGACCGTCGAGGAAAAGCAAAGAATGTGAATTCACATCCAAAAAAGTAGAGTAATTATTAAATGGCAATACAAATACCAACCAATGACCATGCAGTAACATACTGCCAGAACTGCGGGGCAGGCTCGCATTGTGGTAATAGCAAGTATACACAATTTAAAGATTATGAATGCGATGGTGGTGAAATAAGAGAAGTAATTACATGTGGCCATTGTAATTGTAAGAAATGCAAAGGCAACTATATACAAAAAAAGGTATAGAACTATGTATGATTCAAAGTTTGTAAATGATTATGTTTTTTATTTAAAATTACACGAACAATTACGAATGTCAACTAATGACAGAAATAAATTTTGGTCAAAATATATGAAGGATAAAGAAAATGAAAATAAATGATATTTTGAATGAGCAATCAAGTGACATTATTGAAGAAATTACACTTGAAGAGACACAAGATTTTCATGAAGAATTTGGATATCTTGGCTATAGTGAAGATGATAGTGATTTATTTGAAGCAGAATATCAAGGGCGCACGGTTAAACTAAACAAACCTATGCGTGGCGATGTTAAAAAGTTTAAAGTATATGTAAAGAATGACAAAGGAAATGTAATCAAAGTCAACTTTGGCCACGGCGGCACAAGTGCTAAGTCTAAAGGTGAAAAGACTATGAAAATTCGTAAGTCAAATCCTAAAGCACGTAAGAGTTTCCGTGCAAGACATAATTGTGATAATCCAGGACCAAAAACCAAAGCACGTTATTGGTCTTGTCGTAAATGGTAAATGGTAAATGGTAATATACGGAGATAAAAATGAATGATTATCAACATCCAAATTTAGATAGAAACCTAATGGGAGTTCAAAATGCAATGGAATACAACGTTGCAGGTGAACCTGCTCTAAGAGTAATTGGAAATAATTTTGGTTGGGGTATTCACCTAGCCGATGGAAATATCGATGGCGTAAGTCACATTGAAAAGTTTGGCATGAATATTGATGTTGACAATGATAAAGAAACTATCTGGGACGGTGGTGGAATTTACACATACATCGAAACAGCCGAAACACTCACTGTAACAAGTGATAGTATAAACGATGCTCCAGCAGGTTCAGGTGCTCGTACTGTAGAAATACAAGGCATGAACCAATCAGGCGAAGTTGTTATTGAAACAGTAGACGTAGGTGCTACAACAATTGGAGCATTTAAACGTGTGTTTCGTGTTAAGGCAGTATCAGTAGGCGCAAGCGGTGTTAACGAAGGTACTATCAGTATTACTAGTGATGATACTTCAACAGTATTAGCAATCATTGGTGTAGACGGTACAGGCGCAAATGCCGCAGGACGTGGACAAACATTTATGGCACAATATACAATTCCAGCAGGCAAAACAGGATACATTACACAATGGACTGTTGGTGCTGGTAAACAAAACACAGATGCTATTGCAATGCTTATGACACGTGATCCAGATGCATCAGGCAACGGCGCTTGGAATGCACGTGATATCATTACAGTGAGTGCAACAACGTATGCAAAGAACTATAACGTTCCTATCAAAGTAAACGCAGAAGATGATATTGAAATTCGTGCTTATAGTAGTGTAAACAATTCACTAGTAAGTAGTTCATTTTGTGTGATACTAATTGACATTCCAGAAATAGAATGACACTATGTTTTCATTTGATATCGAAAATATAACCAAAGGTATAGGTATAGTGAGTGCATCATTAGCAATGCTAGGCGGTGGCTATACATTTTGGGATAAAGTGTCTAACAAAGATATTCTTACTTGGGAACCTGAATATTTTGTGATATCTGATGCGCCAGTCAATGGCGAATTTAAAGTAATTGTTGCTAGAGAAAAGCATAGAGATGATTGCACAGTTAAAAACTTTACATTAGAAGTACGAGATGTAGACTACATAGTACATCCTGCAAAACCAAGTGTAACAAAATTCTCTGGCCCGGCAAGTGATAAAGTTGATAAGTTTGGATTTTCTTTTGTAATAGAAGGTAATCATTTAGAGCATATTACAATAGGCAATGCAACGTTGTTGGCACAAATACATTATCTATGTCCTGAAGGAGATGTTTTTATACATTATCCAGACCATGATAATTTAAGATTTGAAATTGAAGAATTTGATAATAGTATAGAGGATCCTAGAAAAGCAAAACATCATATGGGTCACTGATAAGATAATAGAGGGGAAATAATATGTGGATTTTATTATGGATAGCATTAGTGCCCAATACACAAAAAATGGAAACATATCATATTGGCACATTCGCTACTAAAAGCGAATGTGCGGAGGCATTTAAACCTGCAATTGTATTAGTATCAGATAAAAATCAGACACTAGATTGTATTTGGATAGATCCTAGTATTAAACCATAAGAGAACTAAAGACCCATTGCTTTTTGTGTATTTACACCAACAATGCCATCTGCAACTAAACCATTTTCACGTTGCCAGTCCATAACTGTGCGTTCTGTTCCTGAACCAAAGATACCATCAGCACTTTCTCCCAATACTTTTTGCATTGCTGCAACATCACTACCTCGATCACCTTTACGCAATGTACGTTTCTTAGGAGTATAATGTCCTCCCAAAACTTCTAGTGCATGTTCCCAGTGCTTTGTTCTGTCTTCTAACCCAATCGTGCCGCCATTAATTCGTTTGGTCATTGTCACAATATCTTGATTATCACAGTAACGATTAATTCTATTTGTATCCCAGAACCAACATGCACTTGCTAACGCACCAATAGGTGTACGAACAAAGTCAGTTGCATCTTCTGCGCTCATATCTTCTGCTTTACCGAATTGTGTATAATTATGCCGTCCAGTAAGTTGAAGAATACCGCCACCTCTAAATCGCCAGCCATCACCACTATTGGTGTCACCATTATCCATTCTATTTGCGTAAATTACATTTGCAATTTTTTCTGGCTGCCTATGATAATCATCTGCATTTCTACCTGCACGTTCAAAATATTTTGGAAAAATAGAGTTTAATGCTTTAGAACTATAGTTTAGATTTTCAGTTAACACCGTATATCCAGCACTTTCATGGCCAGTCTGTGCAATAAAACCTGCTACTCTGTTTTCAGTATCAATATCCCATCTGGGCAATACTCGCTCCATTGCATCAAACCATTCGCCTGCATCAATGCGTGGTAACAATTCTGCAACATGTTCTACTTTAAAATCAAATTTAAATCCCATGTTATATCTCCTTCAATATAATAGATTTATTTTCTATTAAAATTTCTCTGTTGTGTAAATGTTCTTTTTCAACATCATCTTTGGACTGACCGTGATAACGAACAGCCAAGTTTTTTTCAATCATTATATCAGTAAATAGTTTATCATCAATACTAAAATCCCCAAGTATGCGACCAAACTTCCCAGTTTTATCTTTGGTAGTCATTATGATCTGTGATGATCCTACTGGCATTAGTTCTTTTACAAATTCTTTTGCTAATATACCAAACTGTTTTTCTACCAAATCCCTGGTGCGAGTTTCTGGAGTATCAATCCCCATAATCCGAATACGTTCTTTATGTAACCATACTCCAAATCCTAAGTCAATATCTACGTCAACTGTATCCCCATCAACTACTCTGAGTATTTTGCACCTATATTTATACATTTACCAAAACTTCAGTGATTTTGTTGCTTTCTTGGCAGCATTATATGCAGCATCAGCAGATTTTTCAATCGCACCGGTAGTTGCTTTTTTCGCTGTTTTTGCAACTGCGGTGGCTTGCTTCTTAGCATCCTTGACACCTGCATCTGCTGCTGCTTTCGCTGCTGCTGCTGCTTCTACTGCTAATTGCTCATTTTTTTGTGCTGCTTTAGTTGCTGCCGCTGCTGCTTCTGCTGCCGCTTTTTCAGCAGCCTTAATTGCAGCATTCATTTTTTTATCCCAATCTTTTGGCATTTGTGACATTTTATTTCTCCTTAGTTTCTTTAATTTTAAAATTCATACTAATAACAATTCGTTTATCATTGGTATGGTTCTTTGTAACAAAGTGACTTATTGTACTATCAAACATTACAAATTTGTTTGGCTCCGCTTTAATAGTTGTTTGTTCAGTTATATACGGATTTTGTTTGTATTGAAATACCAAGTCTCCACTTCTTGGAGGAACTTGTACATAATATGCTGCACTAACGTGTGCGCCTTCTGCATAATTTTCTTCTGATTCATGAGTATGTAAATTAGTAGATTCATTCTTGCCATGCACCACTGACCAAAAAGCAGTGTTTGGGTCTTCTGTACTACTAGTATTCCAACATAATTCAATTTCTGTGCCAAATGCATCAAACCATTCTTTTTCTAAACTTGATGCAATCCTTTGTACCTGAGCGTTAAACTCAATCCTAACATCTTCCTTTCGTATATGGTCATCATCTTCTGCCATGAAGTTATTATTATAATAACTATTCATTATCATAGCAGAAAGTCCTAGTAGGTCTTCATTAAGAAATCCTACTAGGTACTCTTGCTTGAAAAGTGTAATCTTTTCAGTCATATATATTATCTAGTGCCGTTTGGTAGTAGAGAATAGTCAACCTGATAGAAACCATTTTCATGTAATGTAACTGCATTGGCATACTTTGTTTCAAGTAATTCTTGTGCCATTACACCTTTTTGTTCTACACTATCACCAACATAGTTATAAGTATAAACACTAAGACCATCAACTGTGTTGACTAGTTTTACATTTTCTTTAAGACGGGTATCACTGAATAATTTCTTAAATGATTTACCTACAGATTTTGCTGCATCCTTGGCTGCTTTCGCTGCGGCATTTGCTGCATCTTCTGCGGCTTTTGCTGCGGCATTTGCTGCATCAGTGATTGCCTTCGATGCATCATTGATTGCATTATTACAAGTATTGATAGCATCATTACAACCTTTAATTGCTGTATTCGCACCATTCAGCATATTTTGTGCGCTGAATGTTTTTTCTGTCCAGTTAGCAACATCATTTGCTGCATTTGTTATTGCCTTGCCTGCATCCTCAATAGCCTGACCTGTATCGTCTACCGCTTTTTGTGCACCTTTATAAGTTTGTTCCGCTTGTTTCGCCACATCGTTTGCAACTTTTTCAGCATCTTTGGCTGCTTTAATTGCTTCATCTTGTGCCTTATCAATTCCATCAGTTACGTGATCCATTGCATCTTCAATTGTTCCGCCAGCATCAAGGATTGCTTGTGCCCCATCTACTAGTGGACCAATATCAACGTCAACGTCAACATCAATATCTAATCCAACAAGTAATGCAGCCTTGCCATCAATACCGAAACTGATTGTGTCATCCTCATATGTAGCGTGTGCAGAACCTTGTGCCCCAACTTGTGCACCAACACTCACTTCAGTACTACCTGATACTTCAGCACCGCCCAAATGTGCTGATCCACTTGCTTCTGCACCTACACTTGCACCTGCAATAGCACCTGCTTCTACTGATGCACCATGTTCACCAATACTTGCACTTGCTCCCGCTTCCGCATATGCTTCAGCATGTACATTTGCTTCGCCGTCTGCGCCCGCATCTACTGAAATATCGCCTAATGGTGTATCTAGGCCTACACTTGCATCTACTGATCCACTTGCTCCTGCTTCTGCACGTGCACTGGCGCCAACTGATGCAGCGGCAGTTGCATCACTACCATCCCAGCCTCCACTTGCATTAGCGTGTGCTTCTGCTTCTGCACTTGCATGTGCTTCTGCTTCACCTTCTGCACCAGCGTGTGCTGTTCCTAATGGACCTAAGTCTTGCTCTGCATGCGCTTCACCACTTGTGCTTGCACTTGCTTCTGCACTTGCATGTGCTTCTGCGCCTGCTGCAAAAGAACTACCATCTGATTGAAATCCTGCACTTGCGCCTGCCTCTGCACTAGCACTTGCTTGCGCACTACCGCTTGCGCCAGCCTGATCGTTTCCCACTGATCCACCAGTTTCAACTGATGCACCTGCAGCAACACTAACAGTATATTGTGGTTTTGAAACTTTTACAACATTCGCTTGTGCATTAGCAACAGCGGCAGCAGCAGCATTATAATCTGCCTCTGCTTGTTTTTCCGCTGCCTCTGCGGCAGCATGATCTGCCTCTGCTTTATCATGTGCTGCTTGTGCATCACGTTGTTGTTGTTCTGCATTTGCTTTTTTGGCTTCTGCATCTGCTTTGTCTTTTTGTGCTTGTGCCTTATCTGCCTGTGCTTGTTGCTTCTTTTTTTGTTCTTGGGCTTTTTGTTGTTCTGCCCGTTTCTTGTCGTCCTCTGCGCTCATATTATTATTCCTTTGCTTTTTTTTATTTTAAGATTAATCTTATTTGTATTTTCCATCAATGTCATAATATGCGGAATTATATATTGCCCAAGATATACTATTATGTATTTTGTGTTCTTGTTTTCTTAACTTTTTATACCATTGTGAGTAAAGTATAACACGTTTTTTCATTATTGTCAACAATTTTTTACTTTTTCCATTCACCTAATAAACTTCCATCTTTTAAATGTTGCAATCTATCATTCCACTTTACTTCTTCGCCTTGTTTGATAATATTATCAATATTTTCAATGTAAGAATCCATAAAGTGATCCGGTAATTCTTTGCCTATTTCATAAAATGAAAAACTTTCTCTTGCTGCAAATAACCAAAAACTATTTACACCAAAATTTAAACTATCGGGCTCTTCAAGGTAACAATACTTCCCATCTTCTAATAGTTTTATTAGTTCGCCTGTATGTGCATATCTATGCATATGTGTGCCTGCTGGGGGGACTAGAGAAACAACATCTGTTTCATTTACTACACGTGTAAGTTTAATCTTACCGCGCATTTTGCGAATACCCTGTGATGATGTAACTTTAGGTTGTCCAAAATTGATACATTCCGCTACATTGTAACCTGAGTAGTCTAAATACCAACTAACAATTAATGCTTCTGCTGCGCCTAAACTATGACCGGTTACATATGTTGTCCATGTTTTATCCAATCGTGAAATTAGATCATCTGCAATCATTTCTGCAGTTTTATGAAATCCTTTATGCAGTTCTATACCAAGTCTAAAACTTTTACTACGTAAGAAATTTATGTCTTGCATAGCATTATGTGAATTGCACGTGCCACGAATAGAAATGTATTGTTTTTTATTCATTTCATCAAGTAATACTATATACTTAATATCATTGATTTCATTTATATACAGTTCATATCCATCATATAAGTTTCTTATAATATCATTATCTTTTTTATATGAGGCTCTAGCAAAATTAGCAAACCATTTTATATTTTCCCAATCAACTTCGTGTGATTTTGTAAAATTTTGTTTGAATTTACTCTCAAGTGAATAACGTTTAATCATCCACTTACGAACTCTTTTTGCAATTTTAGATATTATCCATCCTTGCACGATCCATCTAATCATATATGACATTATAAAACTCATTATAGTACTCCTACACTGAGTGTATTTATAACATTTAGTATTTCATATTATCGTCAATAGGTTTAGTTTCAGTTGAGGATTGTACCATTGTAAAAAGTGTTCTAACACCAAAACCCACTGCACCAGATGGAGTAATATCATTGCCACTTTCAGTCCATGCCATACCAGCAATATCCAAGTGTGCCCAATTACGATGGTTATCTACAAAACGGTATAAAAACTCTGCTGCTGTGGTTGAACCTCCGCCCTTACCACCAATGTTTTTCATATCTGCAATCTTTGAGTCAATCATTTTATTCCAGTTTTTGCCCATTGGCATTCTCCAGAACCCTTCTCCTGCCAACTCGCCATGCTCAATAATAGTGTTACCGAACTCTGTAGAATTTGTAAATAGACCTGCCATTTCGTGTCCTAAAGATACAAGTATTGCACCTGTTAATGTCGCAAGATCAATAATGCGGTTTGGATCATATTCTGATTGTACGTAAGTTAAAATATCTGCCAGAACCAAACGTCCTTCTGCATCAGTATTCAAATTTTCTACAGTTTGACCACTCAATGAAGTAACAATATCACCAGGCTTAATTGCATTACCATCAGGCATATTTTCAACAAGTCCGACAATACCAACCACATTAGTTTGTACATTTTGTTCAGCGATTGCATGCATTGCTCCTACAACTGCAGCACTGCCTCCCATATCGAATTTCATATCGCCCATACCTGCACTTGGTTTAATAGAAATACCACCTGTATCAAATGTGACGCCTTTGCCCACTAGAGCAATAGGTTGTTCATCTGATCCTGCATTCCATTCCATTACTACTACATACGAATCTTTACGTGAACCTTGCCCGACACTCAGTAGCAAATCAAACCCCATTGTTTCTAATTGTGATTGGTGAAACACTCTAACATTAATACCCAATGGTGTTAGCACTTGATTTATACGTTGTGCATAGGTTGCGGGATATAAAACATTACCTGGTTCAGATACAAGGTCACGTGCAAATGTAATACTGTTGTGAATTGATACCTCACGAACCGCATCGATATGAACTGCCAACGTGTCATTATCTTTCTTAGATTTATATTTCTCAAAATTATATAATGCTAATTGCGATCCTTCAAAAATAGATTCATTAAAATCATTATTGATTTCAAAGTAAAGATTATCAACATTGCCTTTATACTGCTTTGCTAGTTTGCCACCAAAGTTACGCCATTCATTATGGGTATGAGCATTTGTTTTTATTACAGTAATAGAATCAACATTAATTTTAGATGGGAATGATATTGTGACTTCTCCAGTATCTTTTGTTGCCAGAGATTTTAGTCCACACACGCTAGATACTGCGCCACCTGATTTTTTATCAAGTGCTTTATATTCCTTGGAATCATATAATACTACAATTGCGGAGTTGGGTTCATAGGAACTCATTATTTAAATCCTCTTTCTTTCATTAATTCATTATGTTTTTCTATGTATTCATCTTTAAATTTTGGATGTTGTGCATAATAATTTGCACCTTTACCACCAGTATGTGCAAGTCTCACACTGCCTGGAAAACCATCAACATCATTTTTATGTCTAGGGATAAAATGAATATGAGGCCACATAACTGTTTGTCCTGCTGCTTCGCCCATATTCATACCAAAGTGGTAAGCATCAATTTCACCTTTACTTCTAAGTTTATCTCCATACTCTACTGTTGCTTCTAATGTAAGTGTGATAAACTTTATATTATTTTGTTTAGGAATAAACAGTAAATGACCATCACACACTGGCCATTTGTCTTCATATATTGCATAGTAATATTCATTTTGAAGTTGTAGATGTTCTGATTGTTCAAACGGAGTGTCTTCAAATTTTTCAATCATGCCAAGCATCCAATATTGGCAATAAATGTGAAACAACTGTTGCTGATTTTTTTGAACTTTCATCCACAAATGTATCAAAATCTGTATGCGAATCATTGCCTGCAAGATCGCTTAATACTCTGACAACCATGAATGGCACATTACATTGACAACATACTTGTGCCAATGCAGCGCCTTCCATTTCTATAGCATCAGCATTAAATTGTATATGAAACATTTCTCTTGTCTGCGCACAACTAAGATATGTGTCACCTGTGATTATTGTTCCAAATTTTACATCTTTGCCCAAATGAGATTGTAAATAGTTTTGCATTTCGCTACTCATTTCAAATGAGATTGGATCAGTTGTATCCTCTAGTGATGGAAAACTTCCTGGTAAACTGGAGTATACTTCTCCGTTTACGATAGCACCATAATCGTGTTGAATAAGTTTGTTAGCAATTATAACATCGCCGATATTTAAGTTTGGATTTAATCCACCGGCAACCCCACTGAATACAATACCCAAACATCCAAAGTGTGAAATTAATATTGTTGTTGTGACTGCAGCATTTACTTTTCCAATACCACACTCCGCAGCAATAACATCGATCCCATTAATCTTACCAATTTGAAATTTCTTTTTCATAACTGTTTTAGTTATTGGGGCATCATCCCATTTAATTTTTGAATACTCTTCTGGAATAGCGGAAATCATTCCGACTGTCATTAATTAATCCTCTTCAACATTATATTCTAGCATATAACTTATTGCCAGATGTCCTTGTATACTTCTATCTATGTTTTTATTATATACTATTACATCAGAAATGTCAACATCTATATTACTTACCAACTTGTCTAAATTAAATGGATTTTCTTCTGGTTTAATATAAGTATTATATTCATCTAAGTGCGATTTATAATTATATTTCTCTAATAAAAATGCAGTAGTTTTATCTTGTGGTGATCCAGGAATCGTATGAAAGTCGCCAGCAATAATAGTAGGCCTATCTTTATATAGATTTAATAAAAACTCAATATCAGACTTTCTATCTAAATCATTGATAAGTGTTGAATTAACATCACTAGTATCTTGTGGATAACAAGGCAAAAACGTAATAATATTTACACCGTCAAGTTGCGCTCTTAATGCAGTGCACCCTTGAGACTTATGATTTTCACCAATTTTTACCACCTTTTCATAAGATGGTAATGTAATACTTTTCATCTTTGAAAATAGATGACCTGAATGATTTTTCCCCATTGCAACACATAAATTACCTACACCAGGTGTAGATTCCAAAAAGAACAATCTGCAACCTATTATGGATTCTATCTCTTTTTTTGCTTCCATTGGTACACGTTGTAGTAGGAATACATCTACATCTTTGGCTGCATTGCGTAAATATTCTATTCCCCACTGCATGCCATCCATATTATATTGTAATACTCTAATATTAGGCATTAAATTATTCCGCAGGCTCTATACTAGTTGAAAGAGAGAATCCATTATTTCTAGCAGCACGGGTTGTTTCTTCTACTTTTTGTTCTGCTATTTCCATATAATACATTCCAACAATTGCGCTACCTTCTTGATGAATTTTACCTGCTAGATCAGATGATGTTTCCATGGTATGACCAAATAGTTTCATTAATACTTCAATCACAAAATCAAATGGAGTAGTATCATCGTTATGCATGACCACATAAAATCTTTTGGGCGAATCTAATCCCAAATCTATTTCATCAAGACTTGATGTTAATGTTCTTTCATCTGCTATCATAATTTTTTGTCCGTATTTTTGTGCTGTATATTTATCAAAAAAGAGAGGGATATTACTATCCCTCTCCTGATATAATATCACAATTATTATCTAATTGCAATAGTTTTAGGTTGTTTTTCTTCAGGAACTTTTCGTTCAAGAGATACAAATAATAATCCATCTTCCATAGTTGCATCAATTACTTCAACATAATCAGCAAGTTTCCATTCTCTGGTGAATGCACGATTTGCAATTCCACGATGGATGTATTCACGGCCCTCTTGATCAATTTCAGGTTTTGAACCGGAAATAGTTAGTAGACCTTCTTTAACCGTGATTTCAATATCACCACGACTAAAACCTGCTAGTGCTAATGTAATTTGATATTTGTCTTCATCAATAGACTCTACATTATATGGTGGATAACCAGTGTTATCCAAACGATTGAAATCATTTAGTAGTCTATCAAAACCCAATACTGAGCGATGAAAATCTGGTAAGTTTAATGTTGTTACTCTTGTCATTTTGTTTCTCCTTTTAATAAGCAAGAATATAGAATCCCAATAGGCGATTCCAGTTAAACAGATGTTACTACTCTTTAGTAACACCTGAAAGTTTTTGTAGGCGGCGGATGAAACCTTCATCATCACGTTCACCTTCAAAAACAAATGTGTTTGACTTTTTGTTGTTTCGCAACTTAGTATACATTTCGCCTGCTTTGCCAGGACTTAATGTACCTACGTCAAACATTTCGTCACCAGATTTATCATAGACTTTTGCGCCCTTATTATCTTTAATAAGTACACCGTCTTGATTATAACTTGCACCAAGTTCAATCATCTGTTGACGAAACTTTTCGTCTGTTCCCTCTGGAGCAATAACGAAAAGTGAATCTTCTGCCACATGTACTTCTTCTGGAGTGCCTTGATTTTCAATCCAATAGCCGTCCACAAAAAAGAAGCCATAACCTAACTTACGAATAGTTGCCGCAAGTTGCTTGTTACGCCTTACATTCTCTTCACGGTCATACTCGCCACGAAATGCTGTTAAAAGAGCAATAGGTCTATCTGACTTTGCGTGTTGCCAAATACGTGATAACGATGCCTCTTGTACATGTGTCTGTGTCATTTTATCTCCCAGTAATTAATATAATGTATTTATTTAATAATGTCAATACTATACACCAATTTTTTCTGAAAAAAGTTTAATTTCTTTTGCAGGACCAATATTACAAGGTAAATCACCATGTTCATCAATGTAATGCTGTATTACTGCTTTATACCATAATTGGCTATTATGATGTGCTTGTTTGTTGAATTTAGCAATGCCACCTGAAGAACCATCCATGGTAAGTAACGCTCTGGATGATTCTTTCTGCAATGTTCTTAAATCTAGTGTATCTAAATCTATCATATATTATCTTGTTGGCGTTTCATTTTTTGCCAACGCTTGCGTCCTGCATCTTTTGCTTTACGTTTGATTTCACTTGGCTTTACGAATTCTTTTCTAGTTCTAATTTCTTGTACTAGTCCCTCTTCGGTGCATTTCTTTTTAAATCTACGAAATGCCTTTTCAAAGTTTCCATTTTTTACTTCTACTGTCATGCCAGACTTCGCATATCTGTCAGCGTCATTTCCTTTTACATAGTGATTATTTTTAGTCATTTTTTTGTATTAAACCTGTAATTCTATTGCCATTTAATTTTAATGGCTGTTCATATTTCCAGTTGGCCAGACTGTTAGAAATCATTTCTATAAAATATGCCAGTACATCTTGCGACTTGGCATTTTCACGGCCTTTCATTTGTATTGTTATTTTAACTTTAGAACCATTATCAATAAACTTTTGTGCTTGGCGCATCTTTATTTGCAAGTCATGGATACCAATGCCGGGTCTAAATTTAACTTCTTTAACTTCAATAGCATTAGCCCTAGCAGATTTTGCTTGTGCCTTTTGTCGCTTTTTAAGTTCGTAGTTATATTTATTAACACTTACAACACGTGCCACTGGAGGGTTTGCATCTGGAACAATAAGAACCAAGTCAAGGTTTTCATTTATTGCAATGTGTTGGGCATCAGCATTTGACATTACGCCAAGTGCCTCGCCATTATTTCCAATGATGCGTAACTCGCTACTAGTAATATGCTCATTGATTATTAATGTGGATTTGTTTTTATCCATTTATAATTTTTGTTTAACCTTCGCTTGTTCATCGAATACCAATATTGGTTCTTCATTTCCTAAAATAAATTCATCTGTAATATGTACAGAACGTAGTCCTTGATTTGCCAATTTTGGCAATTTGAATTGTATTTGTAAAAGTGATTTTTCAATTACACTTCTCAATCCTCGAGCGCCCGTTTCATCTGTTGTTGCTTTTCTCGCAATCTGGTTTAGCGCCGAATCTGAAATGATTAATTCTACACCATCAAGTTTAAACAATTTTTCAAACTGTGCAACAATACTATTTTTAGGCTCAGTTAATACTTGTACTAACTGATTTTCAGTGAGAGCATCAAGGCCAACAATAATTGGAAATCTTCCCATAAATTCTGGGATGACTCCATATTTTATTACATCCTGTGCTTCTACTTGCTCACGGATATTTATCTTATTTGTCGATTTATCATACACAACAGCACCAAAACCAATACCTGCATTGGATGTTATTCTACGTTCAATAACTTTATCAATGCCAACAAATGCGCCACCAACTACAAATAGAATTTTACTTGTATCAACTTCAATCATATCAGTGCCTGGGTGCTTACGTCCGCCCCCAGGCGGAACACGAACAACTGAGCCTTCTACAATTTTAAGTAGTGCTTGTTGAACACCTTCGCCACTAACATCTTTTGTGATTGAAATATTTTCGCCTTTTTTCGCTTTCTTATCAATTTCATCAATATATATAATACCACACTCGGCTTTTTTAACATCAAAATCTGCTGCCATAAGCAATTTCTGTACTACATTTTCTACATCGTCGCCAACATATCCACTTTCAGTAAGTGATGTTGCATCAATTTGTGCAAATGGCACATCTAAAAATTTTGCAACTGTTTTAGCAAGTAATGTTTTACCAGTACCAGATGGTCCCATAACCATTACATTGGATTTATCCAATTCAACGCCATCAGAATCATCAGCGTTTATACGTTTGTAATGATTATATACTGCCACACTAAGGACTTCTTTAGCTTCGTCTTGTCCAATAATGTGCGCATCTAAGAATTCTTTAATATCTTCCGGTCCAGGAAGAGAACTCATATCCGTTTCGCTTGTAGTGGCAAACTTTTCTTTTGAGTCATGTATGATTTCATAGCATAAGTCAACACACTCATTGCAAATAAACTGATTTGGTCCAGCAATGAGTGTTTTAACTATATCCTTTTCTTTGTTACAAAATGAACAAGTATAATCTTTAGTATCAGTCAAATATCACCTATATTATTTCTTGTCTAACCAGCCTTGACGCTGTACTAGACTTGTGTTTCGGTTTCTAGTTTTGTCTTCTTCAGTTAGTTCGTTATCCTTTTCTTCCATACTAGTATCGTCTAAATTAGTATGAATGTCAAGTTCTTTTTTGTCTTTTTTTGAAAATAGTGCATCGAAGATTTCTTCTTGGCCGCCTCTGCTTATATGACGATTTTGAAAACTATAGTTTGCAGAAATTAGTAACAATACTGCTAATGGATCAAACACAAAAATGAATACAATAATTAGCCAACGAACTGCATCATCTATTGTATTTCTTTCTGTATTACCATAAACTAGTTCTGCAATATATTTAATTGGTCCAATTTCTGCTTCTAACATACGCACTTCAGTTTCTAATTCAAATTTAGTAACTAGTAATTCAGATATGCCAATTTCAGATACTTTGACTGTTTCTAATAATTCTGTAATTTTTTTAGTATTATCTATTTCTGCAACACGTTCTAATTGTTTGCGCAGCCTTGTAATAGTTTCTTGTGATTTTTGGACATCACGGTCGGCAATAGAACGCAGACGTTTTATTTCAATTCTTGCTTGTTCTATAGCTGACGTATCAATACTTGTACGGATATCTTCTACAATACTAACTAAACGTTGCTTTTCTGATTGTTGTATTGAACGAAATTCATCAACTTTATTTGCAGTGCGAGGACCATAATTGCCATCCGTCTTAACACCAACTAATGCTTGCAATTTTTTAATTTCATCATTTACAACAAATGATTGTAGATTTTCAAGTGTGATATCTATTTTTTTAATTTGTGTTAAGTATGATTCGACTTGGTCTTCTGATCCAGTTTGTTGGTCTAAGATAATAGCAAGTTGTTCATCGATTGCAGGTTGAACTCTTGCGTATGCTTGGTCCATACGTTGTTGTTCAGTATCAATCTGCGTTTGAATTTCATCTGTATTATTTGTATTCTGAGTTTCAAGTTTTTCAATCTTAATTTCTGAACGTGTAATAGTATCTTCATAACGAACTATATCATTATCTATACGTTCTACACGTGCCTGCGATTGTAAACTTTCACTTGCCTGTTCTAAGTGCGCACGTGACAAAAAGCCAAAAATGCCCATCGAAGTGATGAACATTAATACAACTACTGCAAATGTAAGATAAGATTTTAATAGAAACGGCGCACGTTTCCAATTACGGTAGACCCAAGATGCAGCAACTAACTTGCCTATTTCTAAAGATCCAGCCATGATAGCAACTGGTATTGCTGATGCGGCAAAAATTGCCATAAGTCCGGCAACTGAAAACCATGCTGCAACCGCGGCTATAGTTAAGGCTACTACGAATACCAAAAGTGGGAAAAACATTTTACTCTCCTAAGGATAATTACAGCCCTCTTCATCTGTATTTATCATTTTGGAGAGTAAGATTCATATATTACATATCTACATTTAAGTATACAGTAGTGCCCTTTTTAAACCACTGTTGTGTGTATAAACGAACTGTTTGTCCACCAATATCAACAGTTACCATGTTGTCGCCACGTACTTGTGATACTTTATTAGTATATGTTGTGCGACATTGACGTTCTTGACGATATCCTACAATAACAGTTTCTTGTTTACCTTTTTTATTAACTTTATCAGCACCAATAATGGCACCTAAAACAGTCATTGCATCTTTGCCACTACCGTTACCAAGTTGATTACCGATTGCACCGCCGATAATTGCACCAACTAGGGCATCACCAGAACTTGCTTGTCCAGTTCGGCGTGTCTCATAAATTGGAACATCTACATTATTACAAGTTTGAATTGGAACTTCACGGACAACATCACGATATGTTTCTTTCATTCCTATTACAGTTCCCCGAACCTGTTCAGAATATGAAGCAGTTGCAGTTACTAGAAGTGCAACAGTTAGTGCCATAATATTTTTCATTGGTTAAGTCCTTTTATAATATTTTCAAGTTTTTCTACTCGTTCTTCAAGTAGAATAATTTTTCTTTCTAGTAGTTGAGTTTCCTTCATTAATTAATCCTTTTTAAGTTATATTCATTAATGCCCCATCGACAAGGCGATCCGTGTTTTCTTTTTGTATTAGCAAGAGCACCGGTGATGTCATTGGCATATTCATATCCTAAAAACAAATCATCTGCCCAAACTTTCCAAGTATATTGTATAGTAAACACTATTAACTACCTGTTACAAGTTCAAGTGTACCATCTTCACCAAACTCAAAATCTTCGATATAAGAATGATGTGTGCCACTTTGTTTGATACATGATTCAGCAGCAGCCCATAATGCCTTGATTGAGCCATTTACTGCAAGAGAACTAACTTGCATCATTGTGTTGTTAGTGCCATTACGCAAATCTGCGTTAATTTCTTCAACAGTCGCATCAGGACGAACAAACTCATAAGTTACTTTACGAACTTTATTAGAGAACAATTCAAACTCAGGACCCTTTGTACCGAATTCATACATACTCCAAACAGTTGTCATACCAAGTTCTTCTTGCATTGCAAAGAAATGATCCATTGCGATAGTGAATTCATCGATTTGTGTTTGTGAATTTGTCATTTTTAGTCCTTCTCTCTAACTTATACACTCTTTATATAGTGATTCGTTTAAGATGTCAAGTACTAATTAAGGTAATCATGCTTTTTAATCATATTGATCTAACAAATTTGTTTTATCTTCTGTGTATCCTTTAGAAGGATTAACATCATCTGCTCCAGGTAATGGTTCTTTCTGGTCTACAATTACTTCCCATTGCTCAGACCATTTCGCATTGATATCATATAACCGCTGTGTGAATAGTGGATCGGTATCTGCTATAATTGCATCAGCAGGACATTCCGGTTCACAAACGCCACAATCAATGCATTCATCTGGATTGATTACTAACATTTCTTCACCTTCATAAAAGCAATCTACTGGACAGACTTCTACACAATCAGTATACTTACATTTAATGCAATCCTGAGTTACTACATAGGTCATCGTGGTTCTCCGTTAATTATATCGTCTATCTAATTTGAAATTGCTATTATAGTCTATAGTAAATGAAAAAGTAGTTATTGTCAAGTACTTTTATCAAGTATCCATAATTTACTACAATAATAACATGCTGTCCATGGTTTACTATATCATCATCCGTATATTGATTATGTAATTATGGTATCTCTCTTGTTGTAGACTATCCATGTTTTTTACTTTGAACTTTCATTTTTCTTGTTTGCCATGGCACTGTATCTTCAAACATATTCACAACTTCGTCACCTTGATATGCTTCGATAAGTTTCCACCAAGGCACAATTAACAAGTGTGATTTGAGAATCATACGTTCATTTTCTGTATCATTTACAATACCATGATAGCGATTTACATTTAAAAAGTTAGGATTAAAATATTCATGTGTTTCTAATTTTTCACCGACACTATGCGTTCCGTCTTCTTGTTCCAAATGTTCATAAAAACTTATTTCTGTTTTGCCGCGCAATGGGGTATTGAATGCACTTAGTGCTCTAAAGTGATGTGCAGTATGCGGCTCTAAATTACCGCCAGGAGGCATCCAAATAAATGTAAAACGCATACAGTGTTTAATTTCATCCCAATTCAATGTTACACCGCAGTTATTTGCAATGTTTGTAATCCTTTGAAATATTTCATTCCAAATTTGAATGTTACAGTCATAGCAGACATTGTAAATTTTTTGCTTGGTGCTATCCATTCCTACCGTACCGTGATCGCCAAATTTGTCTTTAATTTTTTGGTCAAAGAAGTTATTGAGTTCGTCTTGATCTGCTAAAAATCCATCATAACCTTTGGTTTCAGCAAACCTATCCTCATATCTATATCTTAGTTCGTTCACTTTATTCCTCCATAACAATGTTCATAATCAAAACTTAATCTATACAAATAACGATCACCTTCTACTGCATTACGTTTATGAATACTATGAAACTGATCCATAAAAATAAAATCGCCAGGCTGCCAATCGTCATGGTGCCAAATATATTTGTCTTGGAAAATATGTGCCATTAGTTTGTCAATAATAAGTTCTTTATCCAACTTCTCTTCTGGTTTGTCTCTTAACCACATCTCTCTAATATAATGAAATGTAAAATATAATCCTTCGTCCCCATCGTATGGATGCGTATATACCAAAGGCTTTGTTACGCCATATTTAAAATCTCTTGTGGCACCTTGAAACATTTTAAGTTCTTTATCGTCTTTGTCTAAGTCATAGAATGTTCCATTTTCAAATTTAAATGTACAATCTATTTGCTTATAGAAATTTTTATCTTCATCACATAAATCTTTGTATGCTTGTCTTGTGTCACAAAAACTAGTTACACTATTTTCGCCTGGTCTGACACAGTAAAGAGCCACACAGCATTCTTTACCACTTTTCCTGCCATTGCCATTACTATGCCAGTCTAATTCTTTGTCTGCAAAGATACCAATCTTGTCGCCATCTTTGCGTTCGTTTGTTACTCTAAACAAACCAGGATAATCTGGGTGCATAAAAAATTGATTTGGTTTAAGTACATTGCCAATTAATTCACATACTCTTAGTATACCAGATTCATCTAGATTTTGATTTCTAACGAGTACTACATTATCTTTTACAATGTTTTTACCCCAATCTCTAATTTCTGAGTCACTCATTGTGTTAAAGTCTACGTTATATTGCACAGCATCCATTTGCATTAATTCTCTTCTCCTCAATTTATTTATGATAATATTATACTAACTGCATTTTCTACTGTGATATACTCTGTAGTGGATATATTAGGATACTTTTGTAATATGCGTTCAGTTCCTACATATCCAAAATGAGTATATTTTAAATTTAAAGGTGTGTCTAGATTAATCAAATCATTGTGCAATACACGTAATGATTTTTTTTGTATTTGATATTCTAGTAAATGTTCGTAGTTTTTTAATATAGTTTCATCTTCTGCTACATTACTACCAACATTAATTATTGTTTTGTTAGTATCTTTAAATGCATGGAACAAATCTAATAACATATAAGTTTGTCCAAACCCATCATGTGCATTGTTTATAAAAACATCAACGTCATTGCATTGTTTAATAATACGTTTTCTGTCAATACGGTTATTAATGTCGTAGCTAGTACTTTTACTAAATCCAATAAAGTTTACAACTGATTCAGATATAGCTTTTCCTATACCCGATGTATGTCCTGTTATTGCGTATTTCATCTATCACCTAATATTGTAACTACTAAATGTAATCTTTCATCCGTACTACCGTTAAATGCAGTATGAGGAACAACTGTATTTGTCCAATACCATTGATTTTGCTTTAGATGTTTACTTTCGTTTTCGATTACCATATAACACCCGTCTTGTGTTTTTATTGGATAATGTAATCTTGGAGTGTTATCGTTATGCCATGTTAAACAAGTCTTTGGTCTAGAATTCATTATTCGTATTCTACCAACTTTGTATTTTTTAGTTATACTATTGTATACATCTTCGAACAATGAATCTTTAAATCCTGTACAAAGTACTTCAAAACTATCATCTTTCAAAGGAACTTCTCTACGAGGTACTATAATTTTTCCGTGTTCAGTTGTGTAAGAGTTGTCCCAATCTAAAAATAAACTTCCTCTTCCTGTTAGGCAATTTGACGGATCGTCTTTGGTTGCATTTAAACAAATTTGATCTTTGTCATTTTTATACCACCAAATCTTTTTTTCGTTGAGTAGTTTTAAAAACTCTGTATGCAAATCATATACAGGAAGATCGTTAAGTTCGACAAAATTCATTTGCATTAGTTCTTTTCTCCTACTAGTATTTTATTTGGAGTTTCACGGTCACTGTTAACATAATCTCTCCAAAGTGTTGCGTTTTCAAGTTCTTGTTCATATTCTTCTTGTGTATATTTGCCAATACTAAAGTTACCATCTAAGTCCCAAACGTCTGCTACAAAATGCCATCTATCAGTATTACTTCTATTTAAAACATTGTGGTATGGATGTACATATGCAAGATAACTATTTCCCTCTTCAAGTATGTAACTTTCGTTCCCATGAATAAAATCAGTGCCTGCATCTGTTATAATAGGAATATGGAATCTATAAAAGTTACCATCAGTATGCTTTTTAATTTCTCCACTTGGATGAATATATGATAGTCTTGCTCTTCTAGGATTCATATTTTTTTCATGTAGAAAATCTAAGATTTCTTTAAAATATCCAGTACATGCACTTGTTTCTATACTATAGTCTAACATGTGATAAATTTTATGTTGCCTAGCATAGTCTAAATTAAAATATACTTTCGGATCAGGATCTGTCATATCTTGTTCATCATATCGCGGATATTGTATTTCTACATTAAAATTGAATCCGCTTTGCAAAGAACCGTCTTGACTAGATAATGCAATACCATGTAATCCACCATCTCTTTGTTCGTTAACATTGTTATACTCTAATATACGATACAGTTCAGACTTTAATCTATCTTTGTTAAACTTCCAATCATTTTTTACCACATGAGTCAAATCAGCAACCTTTCTTTGTTTGGTAAATTATCATAATCCACTCCAAATATTAAAACGATTCTAGTGTTATCGCTACTGTTTGTTACTCTATGTAACCAACCTGTATTAACAAAATAGCTTTTACCTCTTTGCATATCCAAACTAATTTCTTCGGTTTTTGTTTTCCATTGGAACAAACTTCCGGCTGTATTAACAGGTATTTGTACTCTACACAACACACTTGTATCAGTATCTATATGATAGTTTAGTTCATTGCCTCCATGCATAACACTTATACGTGCTCTATAGGGTGCGTTAAATTTATCTTTAAGGTATTGTTGTATAGCAGTTGTTTTTAAATCATCTCTCCAACTGTTATAATTTTTTTCATCAATTTCACTGTCCGCATTGTTATCTAGTTGCTGCAATAGTATTTGACTGTATGTTTCACTAGCAGTAAATGCACTTTTAACATCACAATGTTGTGATATCTGATAATTGTCACCGCCCAAATCATTACCTGTGTAGTTATTGGCAATTTCCAATATCTCATCTAACACTGATTCGGGAACGTTATCTGTTACTTGTCCGTGAGTTTGCATCTGATGCCTACGTGGTCCATTTTTACCACTTACTCTGCTTCTTCTTGTATCGTGTATAAGGCAATTATCGGTCATAATTTTCCTTCCATTTTTGAATACTTATACTTTTTAAAGGCAGGCTATAATTATTAGAACAAATAACTTGCCAACTTGCAGGATCATCGTCCTGTGGATAAGTTTGATACAGTCCTTCTAAGACTTTCCATTCATTTTGTTTCTTATATTTATTGTTTAGTTTTTCGGCTAACAATGCCAACGTTCCTCGTCTACGTTGAAACTCCACACTGAAAAATAATCTGGTAATATTATTTTGTTTTGCCCATTCTAATTGTGGATCTAACATTAGTGTTGCTGGTGTTTCAGTATCTCTTTCATAATTCATATTTTTACGTCTGTATTGTGGATTGTAATATGTTCTAGTTAGTAATCTTGCACAACCTTCTGGAAACATATGAGTTTGTACACAACTCATAGCAATCATTTCATCATTATCTTCTACTAGGAAAGTCCATAGTGGATATTTTTTATATCGGTTTGGTATGCTCCATGCTAGATTTGGATTGAACCAATCTTTATTTCTATCATTATTTGCATAAAATTTCTTACAGTAATGTAAGAATTCCAACTCATAATTTTCTAATGTAAGTATTTTCATTTTTTAACAAACGCAGGATCAAGCCATTCGTTTAATGTATCAGGTCTAGAAACTACTACAATATAATCTGCGTTGGCTTTAAGTTTGCTATATGCGTCAGTCAACTGGCCTTTCCATGGAGCACCTACGCAGAGTGTAATCTTTTCTTGTGGATCAGGATCAATACTGTGAGCATGACTTCCATCTAATACGTAACTATCATAGTTTCCTGGCATGTAAACTTTGTTTAGTTTTTTATCTAAAAAATATAGTTTATTAATAGCACCATTTAGCACTAGTCTATATTTGTCCTGCAATGTACCAATTTCTTCTTTTGTACTGTCTAAATGTGTATGTAATCCTGTATTAGGAGCAGTTCGTAGAATTGTAACTCTACCCGGAGGCTCCATCCATGGAAATATTTTTTCTTCTAATACATGTTGCATAACAGGACATTGATTGCCGGCTGACGTATAATTAAATTCACCGTTTGTAGTATTATGATTGGGGTCCCTACCACCTAGTCTACCACCACCGTTCCATATTGCAATCATTCTGCAACCTCTGAATTCATTGTAGTGGTGCACATCATCAGAAAGTGCAAGCACTTCATCAAGCATTGCTTGTTTCTCTTCTTTAGTTACACCTATGTCAACTGCACCAAACGTAAATTTCATGTTGCCTCTTAATTAGTTTTGATTAATTTAATAAACCATTTAGTTGGATCAAACTGCCACCATTCTTGTCCAATAGCCCAACTGCCTGCCCGTCTGTGATGATTTTTGTGCCAACCTTCACCTGCTGTTAAGATATTTGCTATCCAACTATTATTAGGTTGAGCACCTCTGTGTCCTAGTATATTAAGTATTCCATATCCATGAAATGCTAGTACAACCGGTATTGCATATCCAAATATCATAAACAATGGATCAATTGCTGTAAACAATATAATAATGGCAATATTTAAATAAAAGTAATATTTGTGGAACCATCTTAGGATTTTGTCTTGTAATAAACGTTTAATGAATTTGCGTTTAATTTTAAAACCATATCCCCATGTGTTTACATATACTGCCCACATACCTTTGACACTGTGACTGTGTGGGTCTAGTTCTGTATCACTATGAGCATGATGTTGTCTGTGTGTAGCAGCCCAAGTCATTGCAGGACCAGCACCAGCAAACATACCTAATATATTTACTGCCCACGGATACCATTTGCCTGTTTTAAAACTATTGTGCGAATAGTATCGGTGATAACCACCACTAATTGCTACAATTGCGATAATATACCACCAAAATAAAGATATAGAAAACATCCACAATTCACCATATAAAAATGCTGGAATCAACATTACGTGACAAAATGTATGATTTATAAGTAATTTTGTTGTATTTTCCATATACACTTCCTAATAATTCATTTGTGATTCAGTTGAGTTGTATTCTGCCTCTGTTATAGTCTCGATGTCACTTATTACTAAATATTCATCAAATGATTGCAATAACATTGTTAGATCATAATGCATAGCAGATGCGTGATTCTCATATCGGTAGTAATTGGTCTGGACAACCCTACAACCGTCATCTATTCTGGTAGTTTTTCTATTATCACTAGTTTCAAGCTCTTCTTCATCAGCTAGCCGATCTAACAGTTTAGTGAACTTAGGTAAACCAATTTTTTCTTCAAACCACACCAGGTATTGGTCATGTGTTTTTCCATCGGGGTAATCTATTGTAACTGTAAATTTATATGCCATTTTTGTTTTCCTTTTGTTCATCATGCCATTTACTATATCTGTCTACTGCAAGCATAAGTGTATTATGTGTATCATCAAACCAATCTTGAACACGATAGTCTATATTAATTGGTGGTTGAAATATTTGATTAGTATCATCATATATGCTTTCTTTGATGGTGTCCATCCATACTACGAAATCTGCATTAAATGCTTTTCTATTTTCATCCAATGGACAGATAAAGTCTGCAACAACAGTTTTTCCGGCAAGTTCAATTCCATCTGCTAAATGACGCATACGTTCTGCTTGTCGTATACGTCCTTGTATACTAAAGTCCCAATCATCATACATTGTTCGCACATTATCTGCATTTAGCCATACTCCATTAATTAGTTTTGAAAAGGGTTCGGCCAACGTCGATTTGCCACTTCCTGGTAATCCACAAATTAATATTTTCATATGTTATTATATCCAAAAAAGTAAAATGGTCTGAACATTGTTCTGAACATTGTTCAGACCATCATTTATTATTTTCCTTTGTTTACGAAATTGTAAAATTGTTGCGCTGCTTCAAGAATTTGTTCTGTTCCTGGAACTTCTGGCATTTCTACCTTTGTCACAACTTCATCGTGCTCTTTTCGAACAGATGTTTCAAACATGCCATATTTTGCATAATAGTCTTGCCACATTTGTGATTGTGCCATTTCTAATACTTGAGTACGAATTTCATAACCATTTTTATTAAAAGTTACTTTAGGAAGTGAAGGAGGTGTCATTTTCTGAAATGCTTCTGTAAATGCCTCTGGTTTCATTCCTGTGTTTTTGTATAAATCGCTGAATTTTTCAGCCATTTCTGTCATTTGTTTAATATCGAACATATTGTTTTCCTTTGTGTTTATGTGTGTGTGTAGTGTAACTATTCTGTTGCTAGGTCAGTTACCAACCCCCACGTGCTTAAATTAAGCCGCTAATGCCATTTCTGGCGCATAATTTGCGTTTGCAATTATAAAGTTTGTTCGCGGTAACGGCGCTTACATCCCGGTAACTCCATTCATCTATCTTGTCAGTCGATCCTAGTTCAGCCCCATCAAAAGCACACTTATCTAAATGTGTTTATGGTGGAGCTGCGCGGTACTGCCCCGCGGTCCTGTCCAATCATCAAATCACTTCAACGTTACATTCTATTTATAACATATTTTAATAGCGTTGTCAATAGAAAAGGCAGTGCGTCGATTCACTGCCTTCCACTATTAAAGTCCGTTAGGTACAATGATATAATGAATCATCAGTACTAGTGCCACAGAAGCACCAAGTCCTACCATCATTTTACCAAAGTCTTTTGCTACTAGCGGAAACACACTCTTTGTTTTCTTCTTGCCAAAGTATGTAGCCATAGCCAACTCACGTCCTGCTAATAAGCCAACAAACACCCAAGTTGTACTCATTGGAATGTCGTTTAGTTCTTTAAAGAAGTACAAGCACAACCAATAGAACAAGTCAATCAGCGTTGCACTGCGCACATAACGTGTGTTATGTTTCTCTAATACAATCTGTTGTATCTTACCGCCACGTTCTCTAAACATAAAGAACAAGCCTACTACAAACACTGCACTGATAAACACCATTAAGTCAACTGGAATAACTCTTGGTAAGAACACTGCAATATTGGCAATGTCGTGTGATAACCAAGTCCACCACAAGCCGCCTGTTGCTACCCATTGTGCAATACGCCAGTAGTTCTTGTTGCTTTCGCTAACTGGCTTTGTTTCATCGTACCATTTGCCAAAATATTTGTGTATTGTAAACCATACTACATATGCAAAGCCTGCTGCAACACCATAGCCCATGATTGATTTCATCAGCATCTTCTCAAGCACAAAGGTACTTGCGAACACAGACAACACTAGAAATGATGTTGATACTGGCACACCCATTCTAGTTAGTGCAACTAGAATAAGAGGTGCTGCTGCATGATACCATTGCACTTCTTGCCAGGGTATCTTGTTTAGTCTTCCGTAACTGATGTCTCCACCATTTACACTCCAGCCATACCATAGTGTGGCTAATAGGACAGCGGATGCTGCGATCCATAATGTTTTGTAGTTAAATCTCTCATTGTTTGATGCCATCCATGTACCGAGAGTTTGTACTGAATCATTTGCTATTACTGCATAGGCAGCAAGTAGGAACCCTGTCAGGCTCCATAAAGTGAGTGCGTCCATATTATTTCTCCTCTGCTTGATGGCTTTACCCCATCGCTCACGTTAAAGATAGGCTCGACGTTGCCTACACATTATTTATAACATATTATAATGGTAATTTCAAGTGTTAAATTTATTCTTAATAATTTCAACCACTCTGTCAGATAGAACTATCTCATAATGATTTCTATCTACTTCTGCATATTCTATATCGTCACGGCAAGTCATACTTTTACGTGTGACAATACCATCATTCTTACCTGATATCCATGGTACATCGCCAACTGTTGTGACTACCTGAAGCCAATTACACGAAATATCAATATTACGACTGCCTCTGATAAATCTACTATGTGTTGTAATGTCACTAAACATTTCATAGCCTGAAAAGAACTTCATAGAAGCACCCCACACAGCAATCTCACTGCCATTAAAAGGTGTTGCCAAACTAACAACATTCTTTATTGTATCAAATTCACTTTGTAAATAAGTTGCATATACACCGCCAAGACTATGTGCTATTACAAAAAATTCATCGTCTATATTATTTAAAGTTTCCATCATTATAGCAAGATTATCAATTGCTGCAGTATATTTACTATAATTCAAATATATAGGATCTTTACAATTCAACGATTTCTGAATGAAGGCAAAACTTCGTTCACTTGCAGTTGCACCATGTATATACACTATTCTCATTCATTCAAGTCCTGATAATGTTATGCTTGCGATCCATAAACATCTTTGCTGTTTCAACTGCTACTGCTGCATCCCTGCAATACGCATCTGCGCCAATTGCTTTTCCAAATTCTTCATTCAATGGAGCACCTCCTACTAATATAGTATAATCATCACGCATACCCTTTTCAGTCATTACATCAATAACAACCTTCATATATGGCATCGTTGTTGTAAGTAACGCACTCATACCTAATATATCTGGATTATGTTCTTCAATTGCATCAAGGTAAGCCTGTACATCATTATTAATACCAATGTCATATACATCAAACCCAGCACCTTCCATCATCATGCCAACTAGATTTTTGCCAATGTCATGTATGTCACCTTTAACTGTACCGATAACCATAGTTCCAACTTGTGGTGCACCAGTCTCAGCAAGAAGCGGTTTGAGAATAGACATTCCACCTTTCATTGCATTTGCTGCTAGTAATACTTCTGGAACAAATAATATACCATCACGGAAGTCTATGCCCACAATAGTCATTCCAGCAACTAATGATTCTGTCAATACACGATATGGTTCCCAACCACGTTCTAAAAGAATATTAGTACCGTCTTCGACTTCCTCTTTGAGTCCATCGTAGAGATCATCCCCCATTTGAATTACAAGTTCATCATCAGATAACTCTGACAATATAATATCATCATCTTCCATTTCTGTTCCTCACTTATATAGATTATTATATCTATTTATAAGCAATAAAAAAAGGGGACTGTTATAAACAATCCCCTTTTATAATTTATAACTTTATTATATTAGAATGCAAAACTTAGTGTAACTGATGGTGTTACTGTTTCATCATCTACATTATAGTTAACATCTGTTTCTACAACAACATCAGAAAAACCAAACTCATGTCCTACACCGACGTTTTCTAGTAAATCGTCTTCATCACCATTGATATATGTTGTTAGACCATATGTACTAACAGTAGAATCTAATTCATATGCGAATGTATCTGTTTCATATGATACAGTCGTACCAAGTGCAACACCTGTAACTTCTACAGTATCAACCCGTGCACCCCAAGTATATTCTTCAGATGTGCGATTATAATCCATAGATGCAGTTACATCTGCAACTACCAAATCAACATTATATGCAAGTTGTACATTTGACACTTCGGTAACATCAGTTGTGATATCAGTGAAACCAACTGCTACAGCGGCTGGGCCGTATGATAATGCCAATGATTCATCAATAGTTGGTTCTGCGATTGATGAAAAGTCGGATGTTGCTTCTACAAAAATACCGTCTTGGTCACCAAATGTTACGGTTGCATCTGCAACTTCTGTGCCAACATGCCATTTATCTAGTTCGATTGTGTCACCGTCAACTGATTCAAAATCTAGTCCAAGAGTTGCTACGCCTTCGCCCGCATCAACATCAATACCGATTGTGGTTGTTGCTTCATACTTATCAGTTGTTTCATTTTCAGCAACTTTCATTTCTACAGAAGCACCAAGATCAGCAGAAAATGAAGTTGTAGCCATTAAAATAGTAGCTACTGTTGTTAGTAATAGTTTCATTATTATATTTCCTTTTAAACAAAAAATATGAGCAGGTATTAACTGCTCATACTACTCTACTTATACTAATATAATACATTTTTGCTTAATTATCAAGAGGGTATGAAACTAATACTGACGATTGTGTTATTTATATCACACCTTAAATTATGCTTTTGTTTTTTTCTTTGCCTTGGGTTTTGCCTTAGATTTAGTTTTGGTGGCTATCTTTTTTGGTTTAGTAGTTGATATGATTTTTTTATCATACCAACCCCACCGTTTTAATAATGGTTCAACCGCGTGTTTAACCTGCGAATCGTTCCAATTATATAACTTTTTGACATCATTAAAAAGTTTATCTTTATCATCATAGATATCTATCATATTAATAATGTTTTTATCTATGTCTATCCAATTCATTCAGATTTCCAGATAGTCCAGATGCCATAAGCAATCGCTGCATACGCAATTAAATCAACTGGTACAATAAGCATTGCGATCCCAGTTGCAACCAATGCAGCACCGTCGAGTGTTGTACGTTCTTTTAGTCTATTTTTAATCCAATTAATCATTTTTTTTCTCCTCTAATAATTTATTATAAAATAGTTCTTCATCTGGACAATTATTATGTTCAATTTGAATAGTTGTATGTACTATTTTATAATTATCGATTAACAGTTTCTTGGTATTATATATTGTATCATCACATTCGCCATCATCCAATATATTAATGTGCATAGCGGCTGAAATTTGCCCGCTTGCTAATTCCCATATATGTATATGGTGAACATTATTAACATGATCCACATTTGTCATAATGTCTTTTACTATAACATCAATGTCGATATGTTCTGGTTTTCCAGTCATTAGTATTCTAATACAATCTTTTAATAATTCCCATCCACTTTTTAATATTAAACTGGCAAGGACTACACTTATAATAGGATCAATATAATACCAATCAGTAAAGTATATAACAATACCACCAATTATAGCACCGACACTGCCTAAAATATCAAGTAAGATATGAAGTATCACCCCACGCATATTGATATTGTGTCCATCATGATGATGATGCACTACTTTAAATAATATCAAATTAACGATTAGTCCAGTGATTGCGATTGGCAACATCCAATATATATCAACCATTTCAGGATTTAATATTCTATATATTGCTTCATATATTATATACGCAAATAGTCCTATCCACATTAACGCATTTAAAAATGCAGCAATAACTTCCGCTCTCATAAATCCATATGAGTATGTTTCAGTTGGTGGTTTGCGACCTATCCAAAATCCAAATACTGCGATAATCATTGCCAATGCGTCAGTTGAAAGATGTAATGCATCACTTAGTAATGCAAGTGAATTACTTATATGAGCACCAAATAATTCAATGACAACAAACATTACTAAAATTAAAATGCTTATTTTTAGTGCACGTTCTTCTTTGCCTGCTTTTCTGATATGATACTGATTATGTTTCATTAGTTTTTTTCTTTATATTATATAGTTCTCTGATACCATTTTCAATACTGATAGATGGGCTCCATCCAAGAAGTTTACTTGCTTTAAATATGTCAGCAAGTGTTTCACTCGCATATCCTTTGGGTTTCTCTTGATATTCTATTTCTAGATTAGGAAAAAACTCTCGCAATATTTCAACTACTTGATTTACAGAAACGTTTTCTCCTGTCCCCACATTAAAAATTTCACTCTTTACTTTAGATTCCATACTTGCAATACATGCACGTGCTACATCACTAACGTGTATGTAATCTCTTCTATATTCACCATCACCGTGGACTGTCAATGGTGTATTTTCATTAGCCATGCGATAAAATCTACTAATCATTAATCCATTGGTATCATCCGATGGCTGTTCATCGCCATATACTGTGAAAAAACGCAATACATTATAATTTAGTCCAAAAACGTTTTTATATTGTTTACACAATTGCTCACCAAATAACTTAGTCATTGCATAATAATTTAATGGATCAGGTTTATGAAATGGTTTATGAGGTATGGGATTATTTCCATATATACTTGATGAACTTGAAAACACAAATTTACGAATTCCCACCGCGTGTGATGCAGTCAACATATTACGTGTTCCAGTAACATTTATATCAAAATATAAGTCCGGATCAATAAAACTATCTGGTATTCGTGTCTTTGCTGCCAGATGAATAACAAAATCTTTGCCAGCAGTTGCCATTATGCACTTGGCGGCACTTTGTATGTCGCCCTTAATATACTTTACCATTTTAAAATCATTGGGCTTTTCAGCAATGTCCAAAACAGTTACTTCATAACCTTTTCTTAATAATTGCCTGACAACTTCTCTGCCCACAAAACCAGCGCCGCCAGTTACAAGAACTTTACCTTTTGCTAACATATGAATTCTTTCTTAATTTCTTGATTCAACATATTTAGTCTATTAACGTTTGTATCATTATAACAGAATAATAACCAAATAGCAAGCATTATTTAACTTGACGGAGTGTCACAGTTGCACTACACGCATACCGAGTCTTCGCAAAATGCAGTTGTTTTTAGTGTTTTTTAGTGTTATATTACTATAAATAAAAGTGTAAGATAAGCGACCTCAGCTTATAAAAAATGAGTGGCACTGGGAAAGACTAGGGTATTGCTTCCCTCAAGCATCAAACAATTTGGAGAAACTGAATGACACTAAACCTATTTAGTGCCCTAGCAAATCTTTTTGGAGGATTTCCTAATAGGGCAACAAAACGCTCAGACTTAATGACTTGGGCAAAAACAGAGTATGCACGTGATTGGGAATTTGCTTACCAATACATGCTTGATAACAGTGGCAAAGCGCCATCACACAGACACACACAAGGAATAACACATGATTAATAAACTAGTAATAGCATACAAAAATTTTAGAACCGAAATGGATTATAGAAAGAAAGTTCGTACAACAATCAAAGAACTGTCTGCACTTTCAAACTATGAACTAAATGATATCGGAATTTCACGTGGTGAAATATATAATATTGCAATCACATCATATAATAAACCAGAACGTCTAGTAGTTGAAGATATTGAAATAACAGTAAATGAAAATCTAAGAGGGGCAGTATAATGACTACATTAGTAATGGAATATACGGTAAATCCTTTTTGGAATGCTCTTAAAGTATTTGGTCGTGGCACATGGAACTTCTTAGAGTCAGTGGGATATGCAAGAGCCGCTGCTGAACTACATCGTCAAGGCTTCTACAAAGAAGCTAAAGACTTGATGTTAATGGACAGGAGTTGATACAATGACAGGTGATATAGCAACTATGGGCGCAATGATTGGCGCCGGACTAGCAACATTAGGAATGGGTGGTGCTGCAATCGCAGTAGGAATTATTGTCGGTAGTGTATTTAAAGTTATGCCTAAAAAGCCTGACAACGGAACAATGTTTATTGGTGTTGCATTTGCAGAAGCATTAGGTATCTTTGCATTCTTAGTAGCACTACTACTAATGTTTGCAGTTGTATAATGGTTGGTGAACAACATATGGAAATATCAGCACAAGTAGTGCAGAAGTTAGGTTTCTATATGTTTGTGATAATGACTTCACTACTAATAATATGCATAGGATTTGGTTTCTATGCAGTAATTGATAAGTTCAAAGAACCAAATTGGAAAGAGGCATGCCTTGAAAAGGGTGGAGTACCAGTTCAACTAGATAAATCAATGTTTGATTGTAAAGGAATATAATATGTTAAAAAGATTTGTAAAAGCAATGGAATACCGTTCATACTGTATGGCAATTCGTGAATTACGCAACAAAGGCTTATATAAAGAAGCACAACGTGTCAGTGAATATAAGCACAATATGTATCCTACTACTTAGTAGTATGATCGAAGTTAATTAGGACCAGCAATGAAATGTAGTTTGAGCATTATGCCTTCTACATCTGCTGGTTCAAGATAAGGTATAACATCATCTCCGGTATGTATACCAGGTAGTTGAACAAAATTATTATCCTTGAACACTGCAATTTCATAAAGTTTTTTGCCTGGTTCTTGAATCACACTCAAATCATAATTACCAAAAGACCGTTTGGCTTGAAAGTGTTGCGGTCGTATTTCATTAAATTGTAAATCACAAAAATTCATCTAACGTATCCTCAAATTTTTCTTCTATTAATTTAATATGCTTGCATTTTTTAAATGCCGGGCAATCACAAGTAAACCCCTTATCAGTCATTTTAATTGTATATATATTACCCTTGCTGCCTGATACATACCATTCAGTATCAACTGCCCAATGACCCTTAGTATTAATCAGGTCACTGGGAAATATACGTGGTCCATACTTTGCCATTATATAGTTTCAAATCCAAAGTTTGCTACAACTGAACGATTGCCATCAGCATCTTCAATAATATTTCCAACTGAAATACTAGACATTTTTCCAAACCGCTCAATACGATCTTCTGGTCCAATATTTCCTACTTCAAAAACATGATCAAGGCTGTCAGCAATAATGTTTGCAACATGAGTATAACATTCATCAAATTTCATAGCAGCCTCTTTAAAATTTCCAAATGTGGCATCTGCATATGCAGTTGCTTTTTCGTGACAATTCCAGCCCTCTTTATTAACTAGTTCTACTAGTTTTTCATCTAATTGAATTTGATAAACTTTGAAAACTTGAACTGACATATGAGATTTCCTTGTTGCTATCTATACATTCTTTATAGACTGATTCGTTTGAATTGTCAAGTATTATTTCACACTTTTAAATATTAAGCCTCGTCAATTAGAGTAAAATATTCCTCTTCATCTTTGCTCAAGTAAATCGCATCAAAAAGATTTTCTGGCACAACGCCTAGACCAACTGCACGACGAGTTTGACAATAGTGTGCATAATCTTCACACTCTTTAATTTCTGGTAGATATGGGTGTGATGAAACGATGATTTCTTGTGTCATGTGATTCTCTTTCTTGTTAACTTATACATACTTTATATCAGTCGTATGTTAGGTTGTCAAGCAAAAAGTGGTTGCATTGTTTCGAAAACTTTGTTGTAAGCATTAACTTCTGCTTCATAGTATTCATAAAAATCTGAGTCGTCAGTAAAATGTGCATGGTCACAATTATAACTGGCACAATGTTCATCCCATACACGATTCATTGCTTCCATGCCTTCAAGCAAATCGCCACGACCATAAGAAGTCATTACTGTTTTAGCATCTTCAAAGGTAGTATCAAACTTATAAAAACTAGGGATTCTAAACATATTACATTCTCCGTTTTCTCAACTTATACATTCTTTATAAAGTGATTCGGTTAGAATGTCAAGTAAAAACTAAGAAAAAATATTGTTTATATTGCCTTCAAATATAAAATGTCCAGTGTGGTCTAATTTTACCAAAGGATCAAGCCATATCTTACCATCAAGATTTTGCCATCGTCTACAAAACGCATAGTCTTCTGATAGATATCTTTTTGTATCAGGTTCTAGATATGTATCAAAGAATAAGTATGTCCATTTTGCAAACTCTGGATCCATATTCAAATCATTATTAAAATAAAGATCGGGATATTCTTCAATCATTTTTATAATTACTTCACGCTTAATTAGCATGAAACCAGTTGCCGCATCTTTTAACTCTGTAAGACCATCTGTCATTTGTATTTGTGGTTCATCGCCGTCTAGATTATATCTAAAATTAAGTGCATAGTTTGAACCAACTGAATTTAATAAGTTTGCATCAATTGATGTATTATTTACAACATTATGTTTTATATTATTCCAGTTCAAATCTTTTTTAGGATATGCACCAACAATAATATCTTTATCATGTTGTAGCATATGTAAGATATCAAGTGCATCAAAATTTATATCTGCATCAATAAACATCATATGTGTTGCTTCTGGATTAGCCATGAAATATGCTACCATATGACATCTAGCACGTGATACTAAACTTTCGTTTGCACTAGTAGTCAGGGAGTATGGTATTTCATGTTTTGTGAACATCATATGTGCACGTGTCCATGATCTAAAAAACGGTTCTGTTACCTGTCCTCCATAGCAAGGAGTACAGTAATGAACATGTGTTTTTCTTATGAAATCTAAATCAATTTCTTTTCTAAATTGCAGGCAATGTTCTAATGCGCTATTGTTCAATTTTTATCCGCTTCATCAATTTATAGTTATATTATATTATACACGATTCTAAAGTATTTGTCAACTTCTTTGATCTTTAATCCAGTTCTTGGCCTGTGGCATAGATGGGGACTTAACTAAAAATTTATCAATTGCTCTATCAACTTCTAAGAAATTTGATTTACGTTCTGGATCTTCTAGGCCACCAGAGTTATCAACAATATGAAAATTTCCTGCGCCGAATAACTGCTGAAACTTCATAAGATTCTGCTGTACTGCTTGCCACATCTTAGTCACTTGTTGTCTTGGTAAACTTCTAGGACGATTTTCATTGCGCTCTTGTGCGACATCTTCACTTGTATTAACAAATAACATCATTGTTTCATAGCCAAGTTCTTTTAATTGTTCATTTGCTTTTTGAACTTTTGCTACATCTTTGCCAGTGCCATCAATAATAAGTCCTAGACGGCCTTCGATATGCAATTGTTGTTTATTCTTTGTAATCTGTTTTGCACGATTACGAATTTCTTGTCCTTCATCAGAATAGATATCATCTGGAGTCAATTCTTTTCCTGCTTTATCCATCATATATTCATAAATGTCATCTGAATTTACTGTTCTGAGACCAGTTCCTTTGAGCATCTTATTAGCAACAAAACTTTTGCCACTGCCAGGGCCGCCTGCCAGAAATACGGCTTTGAAAATATGAGGATCATTCACACCCTCTTCAATTGATTGTAGGATTTCATTGACACGCATTTATACTTACTCCAATAATTTGTTACAGGTATTTATCTAGGATTCAAAACTGTTTGTGATTTTATTGATTCCCACGATGTGATACTATTTGCTATTTTAGGAGAAACATTATTAATAATTCTAGTATGGCGTGGTTTTATACTATTAGTAAATAGAATACGCTTTTCTTCTTCTTTAACCGCATTAAAATCTGCGCCCGGCGATTCATATGTTAGTTCATTTCTCACACTATATAAGTCACGTAAGATTTTCTTATATCCAGAAAGTTCTTCAATTATTATCATTGCTTGTTTTTTTTGTCCAGTTTGGAATATAACTGAATCTGATTCAGTATATAATCTAATATCACTAATTGTATTTCTAATTAATGTCTGTTGTTCAGTTACATCTTTTCCTATAGTGGGTCTCCACTGTGATTTAAATGTTTTAGCGAGAACTGACACTAGTGGTAATTTATTTCCTTTGTTGTCAGTAGTTATATGATTGCCCGCGGTATCTATAATATCTGCATCTGATGCAGCAGATGCAATTTGTGGATTGGATGCAACACCTCTTAGGTCTGGTGTAACAATATTAGGCGCGGACCCACCTTGTGAAATACCAGCAATATCTTGGATACTAGGCGGTGAATCTAACTCAGGAATAGGCAATTGAGGTGTTTCTCCTCTGGATGCAGCAGAAATATTAGATGATGTTGCTGATATTGAATTACTACCAGTTAACGGTTTTTTAACGATACGTTCTGATCCATCAGATGAAGTAATGGTTTCAAATTCTGAACCTAATCCATTATTACCATTATATAAATCAAATAAGTATGAGTCTATTGGCTGATAGATACTTGCTGCTAAACTGAATGGCGATTGAGGGACTCCTGGCTGTGAAGATGCATTATCTATTGCACTACCAAGGATTGAGTCAACATCACCGGCAAACGCACGAGGATCTACCGAGGTAGGGATATTAAATCCAGAATTACCTGTTGGCAACGGAGCATTTAATAGTCCAGCAGCATTTTTTAATGCAGGTGATCCCGTATTCATCAATACTGCTAATTTGCATGGATCCAACATCGCACCAGCCATTGTCATTGCTGCTAGTTTATCTGCTATCTGTGATGCCATATTTGCAATATTTGCTATTTCTCCAAAGATTTGGTTTGCCACACTTGATACAGCATTCATCGCACTTGATGCCATGTTACCTAAATCACCTAGTATGCCTTTAATATTTGGCAATGCCCCTATCACAGAAGCCAATGCTCCATTAACTACGCTAGATATATTACTTATTAATAAATTAATATTATCAGATATCGGACCAACTAATCCTGAAATTATATTTGAAATATCACCTGAGATTCCATTAAAGAAATCCATAACACCAGTTTGATTGAGTATATTCAAGAGTGACGATTTTGCGCTATCCAATAGATTAAAGGCACTATCAAAACTACCTGACATTACACCCATTAATTCGTTGAATAGGCTACAACTATTATCTTGCTCACCAAAAGATTTATTAAGGCTTGACAAGGTGTCAGCATCTTGCAATGTCTGTGGTAAGTCTTGGATCTGTTGTTCAGTATGTAAATTTAAATTATTAAACATATCAATTGCAACAGTCCCCAACGTTGCACCAAGTAATATTTTATTAAAATCTAATCCAGTTTCCGCTAGTACTCCAGTAATAATTGTACTTTTAGCAAGAACGCTACCGCCATTACTGGTATCAGATAACAAATTAAAAGAATCATTTGCACTACTTAATGATGAAACACCTGGACTTGAATTGTATTCTGTATAGTTTGCAATACCATCTGTAGAAATTATACTGTATGGATTAGTAAAGTTATTATCGGATAGTTCACTTGATATAATAGATAATGCTTCCTTTCTATTATATTGCTCTTCAGCCGCGTTTAATTCTGCTAACCGAGAAGGCGACAATTCAATTTTATTTGTTTCATCATAGTATTCTACCGGTGTATTAACTGTTTCGCCCAAAGACTCAAATATAATATCGTTTGCAGTAGGGGTATTTGATCCGGTTAGACTACCGCCACCTTTTCTTATAAATTCTTGATATAGTCTTTCAAATTCTGCTTCACTCATTGACATCTTATTCACCCATTAATATATGTTTTGGCTGCACCAGATGCTACTTTAATTCCACACGAATGAGAGTCATTGACTCTACCAAGTGGTCTACCGTTGACATAAACGTTAGGAGAACCTTGCACTAATGGAGTTACATGTGGAACACAAGACGGTGGTGATCCCATGGGTATATGGTGAGGAAAAGTTTTATCCCCTAGCCTATATGCAAGTTTACCTTCAATAATAACATTCTCACTGCCCATACCACACTTCCCAGGAGCACAAGGCGCATGGGGCGTTAACATATCTGTTGTTCTTGCAGCCTGTGGCATTATGTAATTAATCCTGGTGTATCTGGCACAACTAATCCGCTTGTTGCGGCTCTATATGCATCAGTTGTTTCTTTATTTGTTTTTAACACTGCTACTACTTTGTCTGCACTAAATGCCACTTCACCTTCTGCATCACCTGTAATAGTGAAAGGCTGAAATGCAGCACCTTGTGGTCCAATTGCGATAGTCAGCGGGCGGGCAAGAACAATTGTTTCAGTATTTTCACTTATCAATTTTCCTAATGCCTCTTGCCCACTCATAAGAGCAATGGTAACAATATCGTTTACTTTGTGTTTCGCTTGTACTAACATTTTATCCTCATTCTATTATGTTATATTTATTCTTTTAATTAACTTATACTATTATATGTCTCTGAATTTCAACGTATCTAAGATAAATTCTTTGGAGAAACGTTTCAAAACATCGAAGTCAGTGAGTGTATCCTCTACACGCTCAAGTATTCCACTACTCCTGTTTAATATCCATCCATCCACAACACATATAAGGTAGATATCACCGTATAGTAAATCGTGTATTAATAAAAGTTCAGGATCTTTATCTGGGCATGCATGATACACCGTATGGAAACAACCTAAACCGTTTCCACTGTTAGTGTAAAATTCTTCACTGATATATTCCCATACATCAGGCCAAGTCGAGGGATTATCATAGTTAAATCCGTGACTATGATATTTTAAACTTTTCCACCAATCTACTACTTCTTGTAAGTTAGTTTCTGTGAAATTGTTTTTAAGTTCAAGTCTTCTCTGACGCCACTCATAAAGAAGTGTCGATTTGTCATTCATTTACATTGACCATCTTTTTATTGTATAACTAATCTCAGTTGTATAAGTTGCATCCTGTACAAAGTGTATTATTAATTCATCATTTTCAACTTTAACATCAAATGTAATGTTAGAAAATTCTAACTCAGGTGCTACTGGTGGAGCAGGAACAGCAGGTGGTGTAGGATATAATGGATTAGGATACATTTCTGCTATATTATCAGCATTAAGATCCTGCCATAATTCTGTACTTTCATCTGTTAACTTAACTTGATTTACACCGTGTGGATAACCATTAATTACTTTCATAGTTCCTGTACGTAAGAATAAATTTCCTTCTACTGTACTTTCTTGCTTTAATGAATAATCAATAAAGAAAGTACTACATAATTCATAATGATATTTTAAGAATGCATCTTCAGTTATTTCAAATGTTTTCTTAAATAAACTAGAACGTTTGCCGCTATGGTGGGAATGTGATGATAGGTGTTGATCTGCGAATATTTGATTATATGTATTCTCAGTCAATACTTCTAAATTTTTGCGGGACCTTGCATAAAATGGCGCAGTAAATTCTGGGATTTCAATAAAACCAACATTTGTAGTATCAGCATAGTCAACATCTGATGGACTACCAACTAATGACTTTGTATAATAATATGCTCTATGTGTATTACTATAATCATATAGAGTATAATCATTTGAACCTGGTTGATCTTTTTCTTTAATATAAATTGTAGCAAGTCCAACTTCGGATGTTTCCGGTTCTGCGTATACTAACTGATAGTCTAATGTATTTAGAACTGCGATTGCCTCAGTTCTATAAGTTGGTAAAGTAGTATCATCATATCTATAATAGTTATTAATTTCTTCTATTGTCATCGAAGACAAATCAGAACCAAGCGGAACAGTTGCAACTCTAGGAGATAGTAAATCAAACTCTGATAACACAAGTGATAACCCATTCTGTATATCTCTGCTATAATCTATATAGTAATCACCATTTACAAGTTGTGATCCATCACTTCGTAGTGATGGCGTTGAAAGTGGAGTTATATCCAAGTCCTGTGTTTCAATATCAGTTGTGTGAAATTGAAAATCTTGATCACCTGTTCCCAGATGTTGCCATTCTCCTGCATCACTTCTATGCCAATAAGTAACTCTGTCCGGTCCAGTAATAACTGCAACATCACCATTTGCGCCGAGACCAGAATCTGGCTGAGACGGCGTTGTTGTGTAGTCTATGCTTGCGTTTAATGGATGATAATCAAGAATGTGATCTATGACCTCTGGTACCCATTCAGTATTATCCCACTTGAATAATCCAAAATTTGATTTATTCATATAAGTTGAATTATCATTGGGAGCAATATCCTGTGACGGCATCGCATCATTGTGTTTCATATATAAGGAAGTTACAGTTACATCTCTTACAGAATCGTATGTTACAGATGTTATAGTGCCTTGTGTATAATCTTCAACACCAATAACTTCTAATACTTCGCCATCTCCATTTAATGGACCAAGTGCAAGCGATGTAAACTGTACATTAACATCATTTGATGCGGCGCCCATAGTTCTATATTCAGTGTTGCCAATCTTTTTTATAATATATGTTTTTCCAGGATCAATTTCAGAAGATGGTATTCTGTTATTATCATATTTGTATTCTTTTAGATATACAGTTTCGCCAACTGTAAAATTCACATTGCCTTTCCATTCTACATTTTGTAAATAAAAATGCATTGCTTCAATTAAAGAATCAACGTCTTGAATATTTCTTATTACTAAATCTTCATCAATTTTTAAACCAGGTTCAGGATTATCATCACTATCTAACCAAGTTTGTATAACTGCATGAGCATTTGCAAATGCATCAAATTGAACTTCATCAATTGCATCATCTATGCCAACGAACAATTGGTTAGTATCTGTGGTGAAACCCATTTCACCTGTTTCTAATGTATCAACGCCTATTTCCTCACGGAGGCCGCGTCTTAGTAGAATTTTTACGTTTGTTATTGCCATTTCGTGTAACTCCTAGATTACATGTATTTATCAAAATACTCTTGAACCTTAGTAGCCCATAACAATGAATACTTGTCAAATTCTTCACCTTCTACAACAAACTCTTGATAATTCCCAAGATTATCTGCCTCAGCATCCCACCCAATCATCATAATAACAATAGTGCGGATATCAGTGCCATATAATTCATTATGTGCTGCTGCATATGCTGCGCCTTGCAAGAAGTAATCATCAATCCAAGCACGTTTTTTAGGCTTACGAGTTGTTTTGAAATCAATAATTGCTTGTTGTCCTTTATACACGCCAATACAATCTGCAGTTCCAGCATACAATCCTGGATAGTATAATGGCACTTCAGTTCCCCATACTTCACTGATCTTACTAAGTCCATCTTTGATAACAATATCTGATAATTCTTTAGCCATCTGATGTATAAGGTTTGATCCACTTGGTCTATCTTCTTCAAGAATAAACTTTTCTAAGTGTAGGTGTACTTGTGTGCCAATGCCAGTAGCAAGGTTCATAATACGATTGGCTTCTTCATTTCCGACACGTTTTCGCCATTCATGTAACGCAGTTTTATCCGCAAGTGCACTCAAAACTGTCGTGACACTTGGCAAGGGCTTACCCTCAGGTGTTTGATAATGACGGGACCCGTCAAGATTGACACGTGATAGGGGAGCATAGGTATAAGTTTCTTTTAACATAGTCTTATTATACTATACTTTCATACAAATTACAAGTCTTTATTTACTATAACACTCCGTTTTCAAGAAAAAAGCGTAAGAGAAAACCCTTACGCTTCAATATATTATAATTTTTTAAATTAATTACAAATGTTTTTTTAATTCTTCAATCATAGTTACTTTTGTATGTCTACGATCTAGTTGAACGCCTAGATTTTCATCTGCCCATACATCTATTTCCTTCTTAGTCATAGATGTAAAATCAGGAGTAGTTTTTTCTTTTTTATCATTTTTAGTTTCTACTACTATACTTGGTGCGGCCATGTCTACTGTAATTGGAGCAACTGTTTCAACTACTGCATCTTTTACTTTTTCTTCAACTGCAACTTGAATTTGTTCTTTTTCAAGTTTTTCCGCTACAGATGCTGCCTGTGACTCTGCAATTAGTGCAGCATTTTCTCTTGCTGCTTTATTTGCAAGTGTCTCTCTGCGTCTTTCTGCGACTTCTGGAGATAACGTTTTCAAAACTTCTTCAGTTGTATTATTCTCAATAGATTTAAGTAAATCCTTCATTTCTTTTTTAGAAACTATTTTCGGTTCTTTACCGCCTTTAATAATAAGTGGCATTATTTGATTCTCCTTGATGTTGCTTTAGTAGCGAGTTTTTTTACAGTATCTCTAGAATCATCATCGTTATTTGATGTGGGGACAAACTCTAGATCAATACTATTTAAACTTGCATTACTAACATATTTACTATTTGATAACATATCAATTAAACTTTCAGCAGTCATTGAATGACCTAAATCATTTAATTCACGCACCATTATATCAGTTCCAATGGTATTAATATCATTCGCTTTTAAGCGAACAAGATATACATTTATATCATTAATAAGTTGTGACTTATAATTTTCATTTTCGCTTAAAAGTGTTGAAATTTTCATATTATTATCTCTTTGCTCTGCCTAGAGGTTCATCATCAGGTCCAGATGCTGCCTCATCACCACCTGCAAAATCTACTTCGACATCATCTTCAAAATCATCTTGCATATCACCGCCGATTACATCACCAGCAGACATATCATCTGATGGTTTTTCGCCATTTAAAACCAAAACTGCATCATTTACAGCATCTTTTGTTGAACGTGCTTGTCCAAGTAATCCTGCTACTGCATCGTTCACTGCGTCTTTAAATGCTGCTGCACTGTCTGCACCGTGTGAATATGCCATTTCGTCCGTAAGTGGACCAAGTTGATCGTTTTGTAGTTTACCTAATTTTTCAATCATATCCTGTAGTTCATCTACCATACCACGTGCCGCCATCAGAACTTCTGCTTCTGCTGCATCACTTTCAAGCAACGTATTAAGTTGTGCAAGTAGGCCTTCTTCTAATTTTTCTCTTTTCATTGTATATTCCTTTGGCTCTTCATATGAATTTTCATATTTTGTAGCATTATTTTCATATGATGGCACATCGCCTTCATTTGCTTTTTCTGCTTTAGCTGCATGTACTGCTTTACGCTGTGCGTCAGACTTATATTTGCCTTCAGTTGCTACTTTTTCTTCAATGACTTCGTAATCGCCGCCTGATGATGCAGATTTCATTACTGCGGCGTCTTGTGCTTCTTTACGGGTTTTATATGTTTTATCTGATACGCCATATCCACGTGTTTTGTCACGGATTTTAAAGCCCTCTGATACTGATTCATTCTTTAAGAATGCTGGCTTATCATCTTTGGTGCCCATCTTGCCATCTTTGCCGGCATCCATTGGCATCTTATCTGATTTGGCTTTCTTCTTAGCCGGCGCTTTGCCTTTTTTCTTTGCATCTTGATATGCTTTTAAACCTGCTGGTAATTCACCTTCTGCAACGTGTGCTTTTAGTAGTGATTTGATTGTTTCAATCATAAGCATGTTTTCGACATATGCACGATCCTGATGGTCTGCTGTCATTTCACGCTTTTGTGCTTCTAATTGTGCTTTCGCTTCTCTTAGTGATTCAAGATCACCATCTACTTCATAACCAAAGTTGCTTTTCATATACTCATTCATTTTTGAAGAGATAGCAACTGGGTTAGAGTTGTAAAAAATTGTTTTTCTCATGGTATTTGCCCCAATACATTAAGTTATATTATGTATTTATCTTTTTAGTTTCATTTTCTAATTTACTTAATTGACTCATATATAGATTTAATACTACGTTTAGCACTTCCTGCTTCTGATTTTGCTCTAGTAAATCTAGCCTCAGCAATATCCATTTTACTAATATCTTTACGCTTTTTTGCTTTTGCATATGTATCTTTATATTGAATTGCATCAAAATAGAACTGCTCAAATATAGCATTAGCTGCCATTATTTTTGTTAACTCCGGTGAGTTTATTTTTTTACCAGAATTCATATGTTTCGTAATAACATATGCAGTCTCATATAAACAAATGTTCTCAAATAATGTATCGTTTGAACGATGGTCTCTGATATCATAAAACCCGTCATCTGTTTTTTCAACACTAAACATTCCTACTTTTACACCGTTTAGTGTCTTCGTAGACTCATTCATTGTTGTTGCAACCTTTTTACTAACATTTGCACTTGCATTATTAAATGCACTCATAATGTTTTCCATTGCTTTGATATCCGCAGTTTTGACACCGTGTGATACATCAATATGCCCAGAATCTTCCATTACTTGTTTTTCATGGGCGACTTGTTCTTTTAATGCAGTTTTGTCACCGTTAAGTGCCTTCATTAAATTAGACATTGCATTCACATCTTGTTTACTAGGTGCTGTCATTTTGTCCTCCGTTAGTTGACTCTATATCCACGTAGTGTTGGTACTAACACGCCCTTATGTACTAATTTATCAGCAATAATTACTGAGCGGTCACTTAATTGAGATTCATTAACGTATTCATTTTCTGAAAAAAACTGGTTTAATAAATCACTTTCTTCTTCGGTGATCATAACATAAATGCCACCTAAAACTTCTTGTAATTTCATTTTAAACTCCTTTTATTTATTGAGTTTATTTAATAGACTTCTAAACTGTTGTGCTGTTTTTGGATCATTGGCAAGTGCACTAACAGACTTAGCTTGCTGTGACATTGCAAAACGCTGAACAGGTGTTAATACTTTGCCTTGTTCGGCTCTATCTAGTGCTTTCGCTGCTTGTTGGCCGCTAATGCCGCCCAAAGCTTTCTTGCCCAATCGTTGCATTGCTTGTGCTTTCTTTGACATTGTAGAAGGATCAGCATCTGCATCTGGCTGTTGTTGTGCTTGAGCCTGCTGCACGCCCTTCATTTCACCTGGTGTTAATGAAGTACGAGTTCCTTGTGATCCTGTCGAATAGGCTTCATCAATACTAAGACCCAGAACCTCTTTAGCGACATCTTCGTTTCTATCACGTAATGCCCTCATTAATTCAACATACTTACCAAAATCAAGAGTTTTCATTCGTTTACGGACATCATCATCGCTCGATCCAACTAAATCTGCGATACCAGTCAATCTTGTATTATAAGTTTCAGTGACCATTGCGTTTTCTATACTATCTTTTAATCCCATTATTTCTCTACCTATTCAGCATTTTTAAGCGTTTACTTGCTGGATTCATTCGCTTAGTCATTTTTGATTTTCGTGCCATACGAGAACCCATTTTTGCTTTAGTTTTTGCTAATGTAAATCGTTTCTTAACATTCACTGGCTTAAAACATGCAGTAGGATTAGCAACTGTCTTACCTTTTAATCTACCAGATGAACAACGATATTTACGTACTACCTTTTTACCACTACGGGCATAAACAAGTTTTGCTTCATAAAACTCTTCATCAGTTGTTACAATTTCTTCTATAAGCATTATATCACCTTAAACACAGAAGTCAATAGTGCAATTAGCAATGTACCAAATAATGTTGAACTTGCCCATACAACTATCTTTTTTAACTCTGTAAATTGTTCCTTTGTATCTAATGTTTGACGTTCTACTAATGTTTCTAACCGCCTAATTGAATCATCTAATTTCTTAAATCGTTCATGATTAACTGCTACATGAGTTTCTAAACTCTGCATCTCAAGTGCTGCTAATTGCGGTTCATTTATAGACATCGTTCTTCTCCACTAAATGTTATATGTATTTATCATTTTAGTTTAGAAGAATTATCCACATATAAAAAAAACCCAGTAAAACTGGGTTTTTTCTTTACATTCACTGCTTAATGGGGTATCTCCACATTCTATTTCATTATGCGAATGATTCCAAGACCATACTAGGTAGTGGGCGCTCATTAGAATGTAGATTTATAGTAGTTCTGACATCTCAAATTCCATTGTGATAGGATCAATTGGCACACCATCAATATCTACACCGTAGAATATTTCTTTAAGTAATGCGACATTATCGCCACTACGTTGAAATGCTTGCCCATGCTCTACAGCAAATTTAAAAATCATACCATTACCAGTTAGTGTCGGTGCTAGACCAGTAAGTGATACTGGAATAGGACTATTCATAATTACAGGTTGGGCCACCAGATTGATTAGATTACAAACATCATCAAAATTTTGTTGTGACTGATCTAAGATATCACCGGTTGAGGTGATGTCTAATGTTTTTACATATATTGTATAAAAATTCAAGTTACCTGATAGATTTTCACTTGAACCTGCAGCACCGTGTATTCTTGCCATATTATTTCTCCATATTATATTATATTATATTAGTATTATTAATGTGCAGTGAACCCAGATGGCGGAGTGTAAACGACATCATTTCCAACGTTAAAATATCCACCGAAACTTATGGCATTAGAGCTTCTGGAACCAGCAAAAATGACTGGCGGCACGCTATTTGTAGAATAAACCGCCCCTGACCCAGATGCTGGATCACTGGGCCACCAGTTAGCATTATTCTTATTAATCCAAATTTCTCCAGTTGCACTATCATATGCAAATTGTATTACATCCGATTCTCGAACTGGTGCCCCAAGACCCATGTTAGTTAAGTTACTTGTGCCATTTGTCTTCGTGATTATTCTCCCAGTATCAAGCGTATAGGCATGCGATCCGTCTTCCATGCCAAAGCCGAACTGTGTTTGATCTGATCCTGCCACTCCTATCATACCTGACGTTGATTCAGCCCATGCCGCTGAATAGTGCGACCATATAAACTCAAAGTATTTTTTCCCTGCACTAAGAGTGTTACTTGGAACAGCATTAGTTAAATTAGCTCCAGTAGTATCACCTGTAAAAATGAATCCGTCCTTATATGTGGTCGGGTTGCTGCCAAACGATAAGGTGGTCTCGTTCATTCGAGAATCTGTAGTAAATGTAATAGGAGTAGTAAAACTCAGTGCTGCGGTAGTAGTAGTAGATATAACGTGTATTCCATCAGTTGCTTTTGCACGGAATGTAAAGCTTCCAGCATTTAATCCAATTGTACTTGGCGTTAACGTAAATGTTCCATCATTATTATTTACAATTGTTGCTTGTGCTTGATTGCTTGGACTTGTATCATATGTATATGTTATATCAAATCCTTCTGGATCTGTTGCTGCAACAGTTAGTGTGTTTGCAGTGCCGTCTGAATTTAATGCTACTGAACTTGGTAATTCTGTTGTCCATGTAGGCGATTCATCTGGGCCTGCCCAAACTTTAATCCATTCACTGCCATTGTTTATATGTAGTGTGTCAGAATCACTAAGAAATGCTAAATCACCCTCATTTGCTGCAGCCGCATCACGTGCAGCAATACTAGCATATATTGTGACACCACCGCCAGATGATATGGCGCCGCCACCTGAACCAACTGTATGTCCACCAACAGTTGCACCATCGTGTACTACTAATTGATTTGTAGTTGTATTCACCGTTACTTCACCTGCTGCACCAGTGAATGATGCGTGTTCTGCAGTTGTCCCACGTCTGAATTTGACTGAGTAAGCCATATTATTTTCTCCCTTATGGTGTATATGAGTATTTATCAATATCTGATGATAATTAAAAACAAAAAAAGACCCAGCATAGCCGGGTCTTTATACTCTAATAGATAGAAGTTATGTATTAGTAATCAAAGTCTGTTACTGTATAACCTGCACCTAGTTCTGCTTGTAGGTCTGCTGCATTCCATGCGCCGTTGTTTTCAACTGCAACACGTTCGCCGCCTGCACCTAGAATTACAACTGTTGCTCTCATACCAACTGTTTCAACAACTAGTTTCATGTCTACTGCTGATGTGTGTGCGATTGTGAAATGTACTAGTGATCCTGTTAGGAATTGACCTGCATCATATGATTCATGTACTTTTGCTACCATTTTATTTCTCCATTAAAATTTATTGAGACTTTATCATCTCTATACTTTTATTTATCCTTTTTACGCCAACAATTGTATGTTACTTTCTTCTAGATTGAAATTTAGTTAGACCAGATTTTGTTGGTCTATCATATGTTGTTTTTGCAGCACGTTTGCCCAATGCTTCTGCACCTTTAACTAAAGCATACGCTCCACCAATCACAGCGGCGCCTTTAGCAGCACCTTTAACAATAGGGCGATTCCAAATCTTTTTCTTCTTATCGTTTCTATCATTAACCATATAGTTACCACGCTTTTGAAAAGAAAGTAATGGTTGTGTAAACTCACTACGCATTGCTTTAGAACGCATATATTGAACACTACGTGTTACCACTAGTGCACGTTGATTTTGATTCAAATTATCCCAATCTCCAACCAATCTACGCATTGATTTCAACATACTATCTTGAATATTTAATTGGCGTTGGAATCTAAGTAGCATTTTTTGCTCATATCCTGAATCAGTTTTATTGTTGCCAATATGAGTTAGATATTGCACTAAATCTGCTTTTTTGAGTGATAATCTTTTCTTAGCGATTACATCTTTTTCATTACTATTATCTTGGTCTTTGCCCATCAAACGATTTAAAGAAATATATAGATCCGTTCCACTTGTTCTAAATGTATCAAAATTTCTAAATGATCCAGTACGTTTGGCATATTCACTTGCCAATGGCGCATAATCATAATCTTTATTGAAAATATTTAATAACATTAAATACATGAATGAAATTTCAGCAGCATCATCTAAATTAACTTCGCTTGCTATCTTTTTATTTCTAAACAAACGGCTTTCAGTTAGTTCATGTACTAATTGTAAACTGTTGTCATTGTTATCATCAATGTCGTGACCGCCATATATTTTTGCCCATTGACTTGCTGTATACTTTTTATCATCTGCCATGCTTTATTTCCTTTTATCTAGTATATCCTTCATGACATTTGTTGCTGTATTGGTAAAGCAGCGCGGTGCCACACTATGTATTAATAATGCTGGCACCAATAATTGCAATTTTACTGCAGCACTTAGCGCAGTAGCCATATGTTGCAATCCACTTTCATTAACACTTTCTAAATGCTCTTTACATTTTTTACTAAACATTATTTTATCTTTCTTTTGTCATGTTTGCAGCACTAAAACCGCTGCGATTAACTAATTTACTATCACCCTGACCAATAACGTAGCCTTCGCCACCTCGCTGTCCATTCGTATATGCCTCTACATCTGCATCACTTGCATCTAATTGTGCAATTATATCATTTTTTACTTTCATAATGCCCATTATTACTGTAAATAATGCCTTCATTCCTTCAGCATTGTTATTTACATGATTGTTCATTCTATCTTTCATCTGTTCAGACATTTTAGCAGTTGCTATCCATTTTGACCAATCACCTGTTAAGTTATCTAACTTACGTGCTTTTGTCATATTATTGACATATGTATAAAGTGCTTTTTTGAAACTTGATAACTTGTTTGATTTTAAAAAATTATCATCTAACAACATATCTATTTTATTGGCACTAGAATTTGCAATGCTTGCTACTTTGTCTAAATCATCTGCTTTTACCCTTGGGCCCTTTGTGAGTGTCACTGGTGGCATGATAAGAAGATTACCTGAGTTTAACTCTGATATATCTACTTTACTTTTTGTTCCATCAAGTTCAATCTTAGCATGTAACACTACACCTGATTGACTTTTTGATATTTGTTTACCAATATCACTATTACTACGAACACGATACGTTACCGTATTTGGTGTGAAAACGAAATACCCATCTTCAACACTTGGTTTTGTAAAATATAATAAGTCACCATGCACATAACCTCTAAAGTTTTCTGGCGTTGCTGCTTCATATATATCCCATATATTTGTCATCTGTTTTACAAATGCCTTGCGGTTAGCATCCGGTGCTTCTTTGCCGCGTCTTAAAAACATTGATGCCATGTCATTTTTACTTGTTACTTTTCCATCATATCCTTTTGCACCAAAGCCACTCTTGTCTGTTAATACAAATTCACCATTCTCATTGCGACCAAAGATCACCGCAGGCGAACCATCCCATTTAACAGTAACATTTTCAGGAGATTTCTCTAAATTCTTTAATGTTTCAATCGACTTTGCAACACCTTTTGAACCATGCCAAATAGCAAAGTCTTCAACGTGTTGAATACGTGCATCTGATTCACGTAATGGAGATTTAGCCTCTTCACTTAACTCAGTTGGAACACCAGCATTTTGTATACTTGGATTATCTTTATAATTTTTAAAAATATCTGCGGCTATATTAGGAGGATAATTCTTTTTAATTGCAGCGTATAACGTTTCAAAACTATACAAATCATCAACACTATCTAATTTTAGTATCTTTGCCCAGTCTTTAGGACTTTTGAATGGTCCATTAATAACTTCATTCTTATTTGCTTTTGTATATCCCAATCCATTTTTCTTTTTAACTGGTCTGCGCACTACACGCACCATGCCATCGGTAGGGGAAAACATCCAACGCTCTAGTTCTAGAGGTCTACCATCACTAGTTTTATCATCACTTGCAACAACATCTAACACACCGGCAATAGTTGCTATCATAATATTACGATGAACGCCTTTGTAATTACTGTGTTTGCCGTCCTTACTCATTGATTTTGAATGAGGCGAATGGTAATAATTCTTCATAAAATCTACATCACCCGGCATAAAGTCAATTTGTACTTTACCGGTGCGTGGTTTGTCGCCATCTTTTTTGTTTGGATCAAAGCCAACAATATCTACTACGGTCATAAACACACTTGACTTTTTTATATCTTGTATTATTGACGAAGCACGTAATCTTTTCTCAAATTCATCACGTTTATCACTATCCAATTGCACTGCAATATCAATGTCACCCGAAAATTCTTTTTTACCAACACTACCTAGTGCATTTTTCAATAATGGTATGCCTAGTTCTTTTTCTAATTTTTTTAATGTAGGAGCAATTTCAGAATGGTGTATAACGCCAACTCCGGGCATTTTCCCACCTTCATTAATTTGTGCATCATCAAGTAAGTTCTTCATACGATTATGTAGACCCACTTGTTTTAAGCGTGGTTTTCTTGGACCTCGGAATCGACGTTCAATTCCTTGATTTAAAATTATATCTGATATCTTCATTTCTTATCCCCAAATGGATTTTCACCAGTTAGTTGTGGTCTTGCAAACCATAACTTAAACCACTCATCCGTTCCAGGTTGTATATTATTCTTTTTCTGATACTCACCTTTTTCTTGGCCAGTATGTGAGATATTCTCCTGATGTTGTGATACATCATAAGGCTTATATATACCTGCTAGAACCTTTAGTTGGTGTAACTGTTGTTCAAAATCCATTATTTGTCTACACTATTCATGCCTCGCTTAAATTTACGCGGGTCTTTTGTGCGGATACTATTAACTAAACGTTTTTGTAAATCATTTGCAGTATCTTCATCAAAATTATTTTCAATGAATTCCATTAAATGTATTGCACCTGCAATAAGGTGTTCGCCCTTTTGTTCAACCAGACGTTTATTATCTTTATCATAAGACATGCTGTTTAGTTCTTCAAATAGACTTTTACGTTTCATAACAATTCTCCGTTAAGTGTATTTATCAAGTTTCATCAAAAGCGGAACGACTTTTAGTTTTAAGCATTGCTCTAAGTGAACTTGCAGCCTGTGTCTTTTCAAATACGGGGGTATCATCATCTTCTGATTTATTTAGAGTTGTTTTCTTTCTAAGTTGATCAACAACACTTGTAGTACTTCCACTATTGCTTGGGGTACCAACACCATTACTATCTTGATCTGGATCATCTGAAATGCGTAAACTATCTCTATCAAATAATAAACTTACTTTACTACCTACACCAGAAGATGAACGTGTTTTCAGTAGTTGTAATTGATATTGACCACGTTCACGCATTGCATTTGATGTAAAGATACCGATAACATTATCCGCTGTTTGAATTTTACTAATACCACCAGCAATATGAGAATGATCAAATTCAATTTCTTCAACCGCACTACGATTTAACTGCGATGCAGTCACAGTAACAGTCTGAGTTTCCATAGAAAAGTTACGCATTTCTTCTGTAACATATTTGTCTTTGGTGAAGGTATCACCTGCAGGTACTTTTTTAGTTGCGGGCATTAACAAATCTAGATAGTCAATACACATACAATCAACTGTTTTGCCAGTTTGTATCTGAAGTTCTTTCAAGTAAGACCGTAGATCATTGATTGTTGAACCACTCGGAAGATACTTTATACGTAGCATACCGGACTGTTTGCCTTTCGCTTTAACTTGTAGTTCAACATCGTCTAGGTCTTTAAAAATGCGTCTAGTACTGCGGTCCGTCTGCATTGCATACATACGCATACTTGAAAGTTCCTCGGATAACTCCAATGTGAAGTAGACACAATTCAACCCAGCCTCCGCCCAATTCAGGCTCATATTTTGCATAAAAAGGGATTTACCTGCCCCGGAGCCGCCTGCAAAAATCGTAATCTCCCCACGATTAATGCCACCATATAACTTATCATCAAGAGATTTCCAACCAGTCGTAATCTGACCATTGTTGTCTTTCATCCGTTCAAGCACACCTCTAGGATCAGCAAAATAATCTGTTCCTAAACTACGTGCCAGTCCAATTTGAACAGCCTCTTTGATTCTAAGTTCTACTTCACCGTACTTGCCAGTCTCAAGTAAATCTGTGCTATCGATAATAGCCTTCTCAATAGCCTTGTGACGGCAAAATGTCTCAAACTCATCTACAAACCATTCTTCATGCTGGGTTATGTTGTCCAACTTCTCAATATCTTGCCCCGTTTCTGCCTTAATAATTGCAGTATCTGGCAGTGTAGAATAATCTTCACTATAATCAATAAGTTGTTTGACCACAGGACGAACACTGCGGTCGAAATATTCAGGCTTGATAATCCCTCTGATCCTAGTATATAGTTCAGGATTAGTAACCATGAATTGAATGAATAGTTTCTGTAAGTCTGGGCTATAATTTTTTACTTCTGACATTTGTATATTATATCATTTCTCTGTATAAAGGTCAACACTTTTAATCAAACAGTGCTGGATTTAAATTATTTTCTTCTTTTTTACGCAATCGATCACGCTTCCAACCTTCACGCTGCTTTTCTCTTTTGGCAAGTTCTTCAGCAGATGGTGCTATAGGATCTGGGTCAGGTAATACTTCTACTTCATCAAGTGTTGGTAAGAAAGTATCATATGCGTTTTTATTCATTTCAAACCCAACAAATTTTCTACCATATCGCAATGCAGTTCTAGGCGTAGTAAAGCCACCACAAAATGGATCCATTACTATATCACCACGATTACTACTATATAATATAAACTTTTCAATCCAATCTTCATTTAGTTGGTTCTTGTTTTTAATTTGTCCAGGTTTATGACTACGCGGCATTGTCTGTACTGTCAATCGGTCATGATAACTATCTTTACTATCAGTGTAATAAGCATTGGTATTAAATGTACGCTTTTGCTTGCTTGTTTCTGGCTTTGACCAAAACAAAACATGATAGTGACTACTTACAAATTTGTTTTTTGTTGATACACCAAAACTATATTGTGCAATAATATGATTAATTTCTTTTAAGTCAGTTGAGTGTAATGCATTAAGTATATGATGCAAATTTGTATAACCACTGACAATATACATGCTACCGCCCGGTCGTAAAACTCTTGCACATTCTGTGATCCATTGCTTAGAAAAATCACCATATGTTTCTAATGGAACTTCTACATAGCCAGGAACTACATTGCCTTCATCACGATTATAATGTGTGTCAAGTTTATCACCCTCAATACCATACGGAGGATCAGTAAATATCAAATCTACTGTTCCATCTTCTATATGTTCACTGATGCCACTAGTGCAATCTTGATTATAAACTGTATGATTCATTTACTCTCCTTAATATTTGATAATTATACTATAAATCAAATAAAATATCAAGCATTTTCTATACTTTGTTTCACTGATTCAATTACCGCACGTTGTGCTTTACGTTTTTCATCTTTGTAATTAACTTCAACTAGTTGCGTATTTGAAATTTCTTCTGGTCGAAAAATAAACTCTAGTGCATCAAATGGAATATGTGCTTCAATACCGTCAGAAACACCAACCAAATACGGTTTTACATCCTCTGAACTAATAATTGCAATTGCATTTTGCTGACCAAGCATATAAAAATCAGCAGGGTTTTCAATTGTAGTGCCTTTGTTTTCGCCTAAACTATTTTTTAATTTTACTTTAACTGTCTTTTTTTGATTGTTACGTTTGGTAAACATACCGTCAGTCATATATTTAAATTCGATATCTAAATTTTCTACGATATCTCTATGGTCCCTACCGATATCATCAACCCAAACTAGTCTCCCATCTGTTGCTGCTTCAACTGTTTGTTCGATTATATCTGCTTTATCAAATCTATCTTTGCGGTCATTCAGTTGTGATCCTAAACTATATACAACAGAACTATATACTTGTGAATTAATTATTGATTTTAGTTGAGTAGCATACGTAGAAGTTTTCATTAAAGTGTTTCCTAATATTTCAAAATGTCCCCAATAGTCTTCTGGTTCTACTTGAGTTTCGTCAATGTCATTAAAGATATCCAACAAATCGGCTCTCTGTTTGTTTAACTTATACATTCTTTATATAATGATTCGTATTGTTTGTCAAGCAAAAAGAGCGCCGAAGCGCCCTTTTATTTTCCTCTACCAAATCTGTTTGCTGGTCTATAAAAAATCTTTTGATTATGAAATCTTCCTAGCAAATCACGAATTTCTTTCAACTCTTGTGCTAGTTTATCATCATGTTCTTCCATTAAACGTTTTGCCCTTCTGGAAACTTTTGCACTTAGTGCGTTTTCTATAATTTCTAAATCCCTAACTGATAACTTAAAATTTTCATTTGGTTTCATAGTCCTAAACTCCACATCCAAATCGGTATAACAACTACATGTAATACAACACACAAGACAAGCATTAATATAACTATTTTATAATTGCCTCTGTCGCCGTGCATTACGTTCTGTTTCCTCGCAGAGCAAAATACATGCCGCCTACCCAAAGCAATACGTGAAAGTTGTCATAAAGCACTACATCCCAGAAACTTTCTGGTTCGCCTGTCCATATAACACCTGTCATAATACTGGCAATAGTAATACCACTGAAACGTGTAATAACATCACCAAACTCTTTTAGTCGTTTTACATAGTCTGATAGGCCGCCGACTAATAATCCTGCGGCGGCTCCAAGTTCTCCTATTACAACAAACGACCAAACTAATAGTGTAAGTTCTACTGGCGAGTCTTCTATATTGATTGGCCACTTGTTCATTCCTTGCTGAAAAAATACAACAATAAGTGGAATACGAAGTAGCCAATGAGTCATACAAAACTCTGGAATTTTGTTTACAAAGTTTCTAAACATAACTTATAACTCTGCTAACAATGCCTTTAGTTTTTTCTTTGACTTGCCTTTTACTTTGGCTTTAGATACATCATTGTCTCCGTCACCTACAACAACAATAGCAATCATGCCCATTGACTTGTGTGGTGAACACTGATATACATAGACTCCTGGTGTATCAAATGTAATTTCAACTTCTTTGTTGAGTTTTGATTTACGTGGTGCTTTCCAACCATCTGGGCCCGCAATAAATTCTACATTGTGACCTTTTGATGTTGGTACCCAAGTAATTGTGTCGCCAACTTCGATACGTGTGATATCTTCTGAGTATACCATCTTTGCGCCATCATCGCGCTTATTTAACATTTCTACTGTTGTATCTTCTGCATATGCATTAGTAGCAAATAGTGCCACGACTGCTGCAACGATTAAATTCTTCATTTTTTCTTTCCTTTACATTATAATAATACTTATTAATAATATAGTGTATAATTATCAAAATTCAAGTAAAACACATGCGATAAAATGTAGCATTAACATATTTTAATATGTTTGAATAATTTTATCAGCAATTCCATGTTTAATTGCTTCTTCCGGTGTTAACCACATATCACTTTCTGGAAGCAAGTTTTTACGAATATAACTTTCTGTTTTGCCTGTGCATTTTTTATAATGGTCAAGCATACGTTCTGTTGATAATTCAAACTCTTTAACGATTGACATTAGTTCGTGTTCTTTGCCTTTTGATCCCCAACTATATTGATGTGACATTACACTAGTATTCTGAGTTAGATACCTATGACCTTTTTCACCTGACATCATCAGTAGAACACCGCAACTCGCAATCATACCCATTCCATATGTATATACTGGAATTGAACTTTGTTTGATTGTATCAATTAGATGTAGTGCGCTATTTACTGCACCACCGGGAGAATTAATATAAAGATGAATTACCTCAGGTTTTTGGCCTTCGGGCATCATATTATATTCCATAATCATTTTGACTAATGGCATACAATTTTCTTGATTAAATTCCTTATCCATGAATAAAACGCCGTTATCGTATAGTATTTCACCTGGCTTTTTTGGTTGTACAGGAGGCTGCGGCATCTGCATTTGAGGTGGCGCCGGTTGCTCTTTAGGCGATGGAATTACTTTTGTTTCTACTGCTGGTTTCTTCTCTGGTGCCTTTTTAGTTGTTTTCTTTTTGACTGGATTCTTTGCCATGTATTTGTATTTCCTATATTATCCTAAACGCATTTTTACGTTAATTTTAGTACTATTACTTATCTTACTATCAATTATACTCTTTAGAGTATATAACTTACCATATTTATTCACTGCATCAGCAGCATCTTTTATATCATCTTCCCATCTTGGGAAACTAACACTCCAACCGTTTTCAATAGCCTGTTTAATTAATTTTTCGCCAGCCTTATCCCTGTCAGGGCTTAATATGATATCACCTTTAAATAAGTTAATATAGTCTATTTGTTCTTTACTTGCCTCATTACTCATTATAGCAACACCATCTAATGCTGCTGCATCAAACACTCCTTCTGTTACTATTAAATACTTACGTCTACTCTTAATAACATCAATATTATAGATGAAGTCTTTAGGTGTCTTCATCATATATTTTGAATCTGCTTTGCCAGTATAGTCTCTGCCAGTATACCCTACTATACGTTCACCTTGATAGTATGGAATTATGACACGCTGCCTGAATACTGGATGTGGGCTCCAGTATATATTACTTAAATGATCATATAGTCCACGATCTATCAAGTATTTAGCACCTAAAATTGCTCTTTTATCGGGTGCATCAATTTGTAGCACATCATCTAGTAGCACACTACCTTCAGGGAGTTCACAATCTTTGAATTTAGGTATGACTGTGTTGGACTTTTCACTAGCAAATATCATTGGTCCTTCTGCTAATTCTTTATCTCTGATTGCTTGTAATTGGATACGTTTAATATCGCTATCTGAGATTCCTAAATTACGCATTAGCAAAATCATTTTTTTATTAATGACTCTGCCCAACTTATGTGATGCAGTAAATCCACAATTAAAACAATGATATGAAATACTTTCATCATCGTTGCGAATACCACCACGCAGCCTTGTATCATTACGTGCTTCGCCGTTATCTATACAACAAGGACAGTTGAAAGATAACCACCCACCGGATGATTGTCGCCTCTTATGCGGCAAATGCGAATATAATACTTGCTGTAGATTCATAAGTTCATAATAAACTATAATACAATAATTGTCAAGTATTATTTAAAATTTAAATCCACTTTGAAATTCTACGACCGCCCATTGGATATACTCCAAATCTAGCACCTTTAATACCAAAGTTATTTCTATCTTTTGAGTATCTTACCATTAATACTGGTTCAAATTCGCCTTCAAGTCTTTCTTTATTTGCATGAGATGAACCAGTTGCAACAAGTTTATTACCATCAAATTTTGGTTCGCCCTGTAATACCAAATCAACATTTTGCGGTCCTGGGTCACCGCCCCATCCTATACCATAAATTGCAATGCCTCGTAGTCTACCATCTGTTAGTTTTCTAGCAAATGTTGCGCCTTTAATCATTTGTCCATCAGGTGATATATCTCTAACTGCCTGTACAAATGAATCTATTTCTTCTTTAATACTTGGTATACGTTTATAAACAACCGCAAGTTCTTTATCTGAAACTCCGCCCCATTGTCCAAAGTCTTTTGCTTTAGAACCTTTTTTATGTGAAACCCAAGCAACTGCATTGCCACTTGCGTCAACTGCATGAAAATCTGATTTAGGAGTACCTGGAGTAGAAACAAACTTGGCTACCGATACAGTCCTATTACCAATGACAAGATCAATTTCTGCATTGTCTTGTTTCATCTGTTCTAGCATTTTATTTATTGTTCCAAGTGCAGCATCTTCATCACGTGTGGAGAACCCTGTGCCTCTGCCACCAAACTCACCAGTTTTTTCTAAACCTGAAAGTCTAACTGTACGCCCATCCTCTAGTTCAAATGTATCAGGAATAATACCATTTTTAAGATTATCTATAACTTCAGAATTCTTCTTAATCACAACCGATGGCTCGCTTTGCCCGGAAAGAACAAAAGGCTGACCTTTTTCAATCTTAGAAATCAATGTTTGTAATCTATTAGGATTAGCTTTTAAGTTTCCTTTTACAAGAGGTCCTTCGTGTAGTTCACTATATTTCATTTGTATCTCTCTTTTAATTTCTCAACATTACTTTTGATATAGAACCGCTCGTTGCAGTATATGAAATTCTTATCCAATTTACATTAGCATTTACCATATATGCTTGAACACCGGTTTCATTATTGACTATAATATTTTTGTCATAAAATAGATTAGGAGTAAGATCGAACCAATCTGTATCATTCATCGATGGTTGAATTGAAAGATCGCCTTGAACATTCACTATTCCTGTCATACCATCAAAATATAATGCGATTGTATGTAGTGATTTAGATTTGATAGTGTTTCCACTTCCATCAAATGTAGTAGTTGTAAAGGTTGTGACTTCTTCGCCATTTACAGTTTTAGTAGTAGGAAAAAATGTGGTCGTTTCTTGTGAATCTTCAAATTGTGGATAAATGTCATCGATTATTTCTATTGTGCCTTTAGCATTGTCATATGTATCAGTGTAAATAATTTGCTCGACACCATTTTCTACAGTATACATTGCAAACTGATAGAAGCCTTCTGGTAGCATAATAGTATCAGCAGTAGTAATAACGAGTGATGCCATCCCTTTAGTTGCATTTGTAATGTCCAAATATCTGAATAAAACATTCTCACGACTTTCTCTGTCATACATTTTCCAGATAATAGTTTTCCCACTCAAATCAATTGATTTTCTATCAGTGTCTTTTATCTTAAATCTAAGAGTATTATCAATACCCTTGTGTAATTTGTGGTGTCCATCATACATTGGCATATTCCCTAGGTAGGTTGTCGCAGCAGATGTGCCAGTTTCATCTAAGCACACTACTTCTATTTCTCTGTTATACTGCAATACATTAAAGTTAATCATACTTGTATTTATCTTCCAGGACACCTAATTTAAATCATATAAATATAATTATGGATGATAAAAAAATAGAATGGATACAGGAAAATTACCCGTTTTTCTCATGTGTTCGTTATGGAAAAAAAGAATTTAACGAATATCTGGGAATTGTTATTAACACTGACAATGTAATTACTTCAATGTATAATTGGGAAGCAATACCGACACCAGAATTAAAAAAACAGTTCATTGAACTGGGCGAACAATGGTGGTGGGAATCAAATAGACTAATCCCCATCAATCTATTTTTGGGATCTCAAATAGCACCATATAGAAGCTGGATTTTAAATATGAATTCTAAGGATGTACAAATAACGTGGGGACCCGAAACGAGTTTAAATAATATTGTACAAAAAAGAATTAAACGGCGGTCAATTCAACTTGTTCGCAAATTAGATTAAGTTGTACCACAATACTCACAGCATATGCAATTGCGTGTGCCTTTTTAAAGTAATAACTATTATCTACTGGCTTCGTCCATACATTCGCTTTAATAACATCTATACTTTCATTTAATAGATATCTTTTTGCAGGACGGATTATAGCAAGTACTTCTGCCAATTCTATAACACTCTGTGGTTTTAATACTCGCAAAACATCTATATGATTATGTACATGTGCAAGTTGTTCAACAATTTCAGAGTGTTCTAATAACTCCCACATTGGTTCTTTGTTTGTTAATTCAGATAGATGTGCATCATCACGCACACCATTATATAAACTATTATTCAGAAAATCTAATTTGAAGTATCCACGTTCTTCTGCTTCTTTGTATTCAATACTTGCCAGATTGCTTACCGGATCATATGGTATCTCAGATACATATACACCACTATTATGTTTTGAATAAATGCTATTCTTTTTAATACTTGCGGGTATATGCTTAATTAAACTGAGAATTTCATCTCTGTCTAAAATATCAATATCAATATCTGTTTGATTTTTCATTACCAAATACCCAATGTTCTTCCATTACCTGCTATTATAGCACAACACGTAATAATATGCAAGACAATCCAGAAGGTTCTGAACAATAAAGCACGTTTAACATCTGTTTGTGTAATAGGGAGAAATTCAGGCTTATCATCATCAGTGATGCCTATTGGCATACCGACTGTTCTTGCCCACATTTTTAAAAATCGTCTTTGTCCACTCATTTCCATACCATTATAAACATAGCAGCATCGTCGTCCAATTCGAAGTATAGGGACCCTCTATGCGCCACGTAGGACCCCTCACAGGTATCATTACACCAATCTATTAATTCTGTTAATACTCCTGATCCGGGAACCATTTCATTCGTAAATTTAATATTTTCTTTAGATACACTCGTCCACTTTAAAAATTCTTTATTTTCGAAGTCTGAGAAAAACTTCCGACGGTTACGTGCCTTACCTTCAATCTTACGAAGCCTATCGAGTAA